ATGCCTTCGCCATTTGTTTGACGAAGTGTTCCGCTATGTCCAACGGTTGTCCAGAAGCCTTGGAGATCGTCTTAGCCCCGCCGCCGTAGTTCCAAGCGTGCGAGAGCGCCTTAGCCTTCTGGCGGTACGGGTTGTGCTTGCGCGCCTCCGGGTTGATCTCCCAGCCCTCGGGCATGTGTGCCTCGTACTCTTCGTCGCCCCAGACGGCCCGGCCCGTGATCTCGTGAGGGTCGGCGCCTGGTTTGAAGTTCTCCATGTAGGCGGGGTCCTGTGCGTAGCCGGCGACGATCCTCGCATCCGCGTTCGAATAGTCGAACGAGACGAGTTTGCAGCCCGGGTCGGGTATGAAGTAGGACTTCTCCACCGCGTTATCGCCGCGAGCCGTCCACACGGTCAGGCCGGGCTTCGTCGTGGACGATCGGCCGGAGCGTTGCAGGTCGTCGACCTCGGGGTGCACACGGCCGTCAGGCTGCAGACAATCGATTGTGAGCTGCGCAAGAGACCGCTGGCCCAGTAGTTCGCCCAAGACCTTCCCGAAGGCCTCAGCGTGGCTTCCGTGGCCTCTCAGGAGGTCCTGTACGACGCTGCCGGACAGCTGCAAGGCGCCTGTCGGTGTGCGCGGCCATTCGGGGTGCGTGTACTCGTCCACGCCGAACGCGGCCAGGGCGTCGACGATGCACTGTTTGCCGACGTTCGTCCTCCACGGTTGCTTCGAGTCGAGCGGCATGCCCACCGCCTCGTGCAGATAATCGAGGAGCTTCTCCTTCCTGTCTGCCAGACTGTAAAGCCTGTCGTAGACTTTGTCTTCGTCGATGAGGAAACCGTTCCTCGACATCTGTGCGTTGATAGCGGCTTTCAGCTGTTCACGCCAGTCGTATTCGTTGATCTCGTGACGAAGCATGAGCTCCTTGAAGATACCCCTGAGTACTACAACGTCCTGTTCGGAGTATTCGCGGAACGTCGGGTCGTCGACGGGGATCAGCCCGAAGTCGAGGTCGGAGACCTTGGTGCCGGACGGGTTGAACTGCTTGGCGAGGTCCTTCAGATCCATGACCTTGCCTTCCAACCCCATCTTGTATGCGAGGTTGTCGAGGGACAGCCATCTGCGCACATTCGAAGGACGCAGATCGGTGGCGACGGGTCGCCCCGCCCTGTCCTTGTAGAAGGACGGGGCGGGGTACGCGATATTGGCGAGAACCATGGTGTCGATGACGCGACGATCCATCGCCATGCGGAGCGGCTCGTCGCTGTCTTTTCCGAACAGCACTGAGAGATCGAAGTTGTGGCCGTTGTGCACCACGACGCCGTCTGCTTTACGGATAGCGGCGATGACTTCGTCGTAGTCTTCGGTCAAGACGACGGGGCCTTCACCCCACGCGTACTGGCCGAGCCGGAAGAAGTCCTGCGGTGTCATGGACCAGCGCTTCTCCACGCCGTGGGATTCGATATCCAGGAAGAGGATCTTGGACAGCGGCCCGCCGAACGGGGACGACCAGGCGCCGTGATCGAGGAGATAGCGACGCACAACCCCCGCGAAGTACTGGACAGCCATGTCAATGCCGCAGTCGCCCCACGTGTCGAGGTCGAAGACAGCGGCGTTGTCCTCCTGGTTGGCCCACTCGTAGGTGAGGGCCCCGAGCTCTTTGTTGGCGCGCACAGCCAGCTCCTTGAACGTCCCGATGCTACCGGAAGCCAGATAGAATCGCACAGTTCTCATTCGTCCACCACCAGCGTGTAGAACCAACCCTTGGACTTCTTCGCATTCTTACCTTTACCGCGAACGTATTCGATCTCGACCGGACCGGAGATGAGCCCTCGGCTGCGCAGCGAAGAGATGATGTTCTTGTACTGCCACTCGTCCAGCTCAGGGAACTTGTCCCGGACCTTCGTGCACAGGATGGCGTGGTTCGCCTTGTCGCAACGCGAACGGATGAATGACATAACAGCATCCTGCTGCTTGACGTAACCGTTTTCTGTCACGTCATTGAGCGCCTTGAGAAGACACCTAACCCAGTGGTTGGAGTAGTAGATGGCATTCAGCATGTGCATCTTGGTGATAACGCCATCCTCTCGGTCCATGAGACTGAACAGCCCTGCCACCTGCGGGACGGTGATGCACAGCCGCCTAAAGGCCGACTCGAAGATGGACGACTTGTCTTCCACGATGTCGAAGCGCTGAAGGTTCATGCACCACTTCTCATAGCGATCGAGAGCTTCGTCGTCGACGTCGAGGAGAATCCGGTTCACGTCGACCTCCCGCTCCTGCAGTCTCCTCTCCACCTCGGGCACGTCATCAGAACCGTAACAGGAGCGAGACAAATATGCGACGCGCTCTGCCAGCCTGTGTGCGAGGTCCATCGCTTTCTTGTCGCGATCCTTGCTGTTCCCGAACTTGCGGCGACTGTTGAACATCGCAGCTATCTTCGGCGTGTTGTCGATGTCTTTATTCTTCACGTCGTCTTCGAGGTAGGTGACCCATGTGAAGCGAGTGAGGAACCCGTTTTTGAAGTTGCGCATTTCGAGAACGTCGATCGATTCATCGTAGATGCCTGTGAGGATGACGTTGAGGTGCGCGTTGGCGCTGTCGATGTTAACGGACGTGACACGCCGTGTCAGTTCGACTTCACCGCTGTACAGCTTGCACAATCCGGCATCGAATCCTTTCCAGGACCCATGATCATCCATGATGTCGCGGAACTTGTCTTGCACCTCGTCAAGGGCCATATAAGTGGGTGTGTTGTGGAAAGGCGCGATGTCCCGCTTCATAGCCTGGATAGTGGAGTCACTCGCTACCTTGATGCTGTTGCTTCGCCCCACTAACGACCCGCACAGGTCAATGACGGATTGTGCGCCGTTCACTGCTGTGGTTTTGTGCGCGGTGCCCGACGGCCCGAGGAGAAGCGGCCAGAAACGAAGACCCTGATTGTCATCCCCTGTCGTGTCAAGAGCCCCAAAGGCGCCGACCGTCGTAGCCAACGTCACTAGACCCAGGGCCGCATGGTAGGCGTCTGCCGTGTCCGTCACCGTTCGACCATAGTCAATGTAATCTTTAAGGAACGTCGGGTTGTCCTTACTTTCAACGAATTTAACTTCTTCATCCGTAAGAAGCTGAATCTCTCCCGTCTGATATTCGCGGACGGCATTGGAGAAAGTTTCATCCCCCATAGCGATCCCGTTCTCATCGAGATGCGTGAAACTGTCATTGTATTCCTTGCTGAATTTCTCGACCTCTCTCCACGTGCACAGCTCCCAGTTGTCACGCTGGGGGATCGAGTGGCCCTCCTTGGTTTTCCGTCCAGCATAGATGGGGTTGTACTTGTTACAGTGTGCGCGGAGCATCAACTGGTACACCTCGTTGTCGGATAGACCGGCACGGAACAGCTCCATTTGGAACCTCTTAGCGGTCTGAGACCAGCTCTGGTGCCCGTCTTCTATCTCATCGAGATACATTGACTTCAAGGAAGGGGACGTGAGCTTATCCTCGATGACGCGCAGCTGCTCGTCGTCGCACTCAGGAGGCGCCTCCCCGGCTTTCTTGGCTTCTTCAAGGCGCACAACGGGGTAGACATCCTTGAGTTCTTTCAACGTGTAAACTGCCCCAGTGTTATCCGCTACCGTGACGGGGTAATCAGCTCCGTACTTAGTGTTGACCGAGCCGGGGACGCGAAGAAGCTTGGACGCCTGCCACCCGCTGTCGCAACCCTTATCCCGGTGCTTCTGGTAAATGGACCGCGCCACCTCGGAGCATTCAGCCAGCGGATAGGGTTTATCGAGCACCCACCAGCAATGCGTACGATTCCTCGACGTGCGCACAACCAGAGATGGTTCGACGACAAACTCACTCGGGGGGCAGGTGTCCGCCTCTGCCCACACAACACCACACAGCGCATCCCCATCGTCGCCGGTCCGAGACTTGCCTGTGAAGACCCCGACCGAGCAGTACGTGTTCTCATCTTCGCGCATCGAAAGGTACCGCTGTGCGAGGTCCCGCTTCTCAGGCCACTCGATGAACCGGCTCTTGACGGTTTCCTCTTCAGCGAGGGGGTCCATCGTCACGATGTTGATGTAACCCTTGATGTCCTTGTATATCGTGTCTAGAAAATTAATCGCTTCCATCGTTAACTCCTCTCTTAAACATCGCCTTATAGAGCAGGAAAGGCCCGCTATGGGGCCTCTCCTCACTCCTCTCTTGCTAACCGATGGTGAACGTTCTCGTCGTGTCCTGTGCCGACTGGACGGTAGCCGTGGGTGCGTTGTCACTATTATTCACAACCTTGGGTTTCAGCGGTTCTCCGAGCTGTTCAAGTTCCCGCTTGCCGTCGTCCACATAGTAGGAGTCCACCGTCGCGTTGACGTACCCCTTAGCATTGTGGCGGTTCCCGACCTTGATGAGAACAGTCTGGTCGGGGTCGATCAGTTCCGTCTCGTCCTCGGGGATCAGGAAACCCTCACGGGGGTCGTAGGCGCCGACCGCCTCCCAGAAGTTCGGGAAGCTATAGTTGAGCTTCCCGTTCTTCCAGTGCGGCTGGAGCGGGACGTTGAAGTCCTTGACGACGACACCGTCGTACTCGTCGGTAGGCCCTTCGAGGATCTTCAGGTCGACGACGAGACGAGGCAGCCCCGCGTTAGCTGCGGACTTGTACTCGCCCTTCTCCACGTCGCAGATGAAAGCCCGATAAACGCCCGGCGCCGGAACCTTGACGGCCCCGCCGCGGCCTGCGAAGTGCCCGTCGGACCCGCGAGCAGATTTGAGTTCGTTGTCGTCGAGTTTGAATGCCTTATAAGATGATTTGCGTGCCATAGTGTTCTCCTCTCAGTGGTTGTCGCAAAGTGTCCAAAGTTTTTCGATGGTCAGGTCCTCCACGAAGGAGGGGAGGTTGAAGCGGTTCTTCGCTCCGATTGTCCTGGAGGCGAACAGCTGCGCCTCCGTGTGCGACTCCCCGGTGTTCCGGTCGGTGTCCAGGGACAAATGTACCACCACATCGGGCGTCTGTCCAACCTTGGCCCGCGAACCGGACCCGCGCCAAGCGAAGTCGGCCACGCCCTTGTCATCGGTCTTCTGGTGGACGACGAGGATGGACAGCACCCCGGCGTCCTTCAGGAGCGGGAAGATCCCGTTCGACCCGGTGGTTTTCTTCGCCGCCTCCGTCCAGATCGCGAAATTGTTGGGGTTCGGCTGGGCCATCTCCTTCCTCTCAAAATGGTCCACACACCAATCGTTGTAGACGTTGAGCGGATCGATGACGATCGTCTTGTATTCACGCGACATCTTCCCCGTAAGGAATGCCACGAGGATCTGGTCAGTGTTGTGGATCCAACCTTCCTCCTTGGCCATGCCCTCGGGTATCGGCATATTCTTGGGGCGGATGATGTCGATGTTCTCCGGCGGGACGTCGCGGGTGACACCCGTCGTGCTGCCTTCGAGGTCGAGGTACAGCACAGGCGAGGTGGGTGCAAATTTCGCAGCCGAAGCAGCGAACGTCGTCTTCCCCTGACCGTAGTCGGAGTAGACGAGGATCTGCTCGGGTTTGCTCAGCTCGTCGGGTTTGATAATGAATGATTCGATGTCGAAGTCGTTCATTCGTCTTCTCCTTTCTCTTGTCGAATGTAAAGCTGGTCAGTGCCTTTAAGACACTGGTAATATTGTTCGGCTGTCGCTAAAGACTTCACTCTCTTCGGATCCAGCTTTTGAACATAGCAACGTCGAAGCGTATCTCCAGGTAAAACCTTTTCAGCCTTCGATATATCGAAACGGTGAACCTCCCTTCGTGTCACTATGTATGGCCCGGCAACGCCGGATTCACCCACCCGCAACCGCTGCTTGATGGCAGCAGCCAGTTCCTTCTTCCTGGCTTCGAGGCTCTCAATGAGGTCAACGATGTAACCGTATTCGAGGATGTCGTCGTGTTCTTTCACTGCGCACACCTGCTTCCTTACTCAGTTTTCTTAACGGCCAGGACATTACAGCGATAGCAGCCCGGGTAGGACGGGAAGTCGGTGAAGCCGTCGCACAGTGCATCGATGATGTGCTGTCCACGGTCCCACACCTGCTCCGCTTTCTCCCGGTTGTAGTCTATGGTGAAGATCTCCACGTCCGCAACCTGGGAAGCGTCCCTCGGGATGAACACGACCTTGATCTTGCGCACAGTCCCATCGCCATCGCGACGCTCCTTGCCGAGCGCATACAAGTGAGTCTGTGCGACATAGGCGATGTACTTGGCCTTGGCGCTGTCTCCACTTACATTCGGCACGTCACCGTGCATAGCGAACACAGCGCTGAGCGCCTTCAACTTGGCGCGGGTGGTTGTCTTGTAGTCGACGATCGTCCCATCCTCCGGGTCGTAGGCGTCGGCCGTGGAGCGGATCAAACCGTAGTTCTCGTAGAGGCCGAGTTCGAAACGCTGCTCAAGCTCCCACTTGGGGAATAGCCTCTTCGCCCAGTATTCCAGGCCGCGGTGGATGTCGGTTCCGATCCGAGCTCCCATGACGAAGTTGGACTCCCGCATCTCGCGGGGCTTGAGCTTCACTCCGCTCTTGTCTTTGATACCGGGTAGAATGTCCTCGGCCAGACACAGCGCACACGGGTTGGATAGGTTTGACGCACCCACCCTGACCTGCTTGTCGCGCCGCGTCTGCGGGGTGAACAGTGACAGCAGTTCGTCGTTCCTCATACCAGTTGAAGCTCCCAGCCCTTGTTGATAGAGAAGTTGATGATGTGCTTGCACTCGATAACAGCGGGTGTGTCGCCGGTGTTGCACAGGATAATCGGCCCGTCCTTGTATTTCAGTGTGGTGTGCGGTTCAAGCGCAGCGCGTTGTGTGTCACGCTGACCCCACACGTGTTGGACGAACGGAACAGGTGCGAAATACAGCAGGTCATTTTCCATGAGCTTGCGCATATCCGCCAACCCCAGACAGTGGTCTGCACCATCCACGTCCAGCCATTTACTAAGAGCCGGGATAAACTCGTAACACTTGTCCATATTGTCGAACAGCATCGGCGCGCCCTTTAAACGGTCGTTAACGTAGTTGTCCATCGTATGCCTCCTTTCCCGATCAACCGAGAACGACGGCCTCCTCGGCCCCGAACCCGGCGTTATTCGACTCGAAGAACTCATCGTAATGCTCGTTGTAACCCACGCGGCAGTCGAACAGGTCGAGCGACTCCACAGGGTACAGCTGGTAGCCTCTCGCCACGAACAGCTTCAGGTCGCCGTACTTGGCGCGGGCCTTCTCAAGATCTTCGATGAACTCCGTGATCGTCATGGTGTGGTCCTTTCTCTCGGTCGGCTTGTGCCTCCACAGTACACGCGCGAGGGCGGACCGTGCAAGCCAGGGGTGTGTGATATACCTCACTTGTTCAGCACTGAACGATTGCTCTCCGCCTGCTGTGCGAGACGCTGGAACGTGCCGTCGTCCATCGTGTCCCGAGCCTGGAAATAGTAGCGGATGATCCGCTCAGCCGGTTGGCCCATCCGGTTCAGCCGGCCCTTCGCCTGCTCGCACAGCATCCCGTTCAAGTCCTCGTCCAACCACACCTCGACGTGGCACACGCGCTGTAGGCCGTCCAGTCCCTCAGCAGCGGCGCCGACGGTACACAGTAGGACCTGCACATCCCCCGCTGTGAAGCCTGCAAACGCCTCACTACGCGCCTTAGCCGACTGCGCGCCCGTGTACAGGGCCGTCTTCGCACACACCCTGTGTGCGATAGCATTCGCAAACCGCTGGCTAGAGGTGAACACCAGCACCTTATCCTTCGGGTGATGCTTCTCGATCAATGCATTCAACATGTCCAGCTTCCTAGAACGACAGTCCGGGTCGAACGTCACCCTGTCCATGTCGATATCCGGGTCGTACACCATACACGGCTCGCCCAACGCCACCTGACGCAGACGCACAAGCTTCACGATCGGAAGAGACGCCACCAGCAAACCGCCCTCGATCTCCGTGATCAGCTCGTACTGCAAACTGTCGTATATCTCACGCTGCTTGTGCGTCAACTCGCATTCGACGATGCGCGTGTCCACAGGCTTCCTGTCAGCCGGCAGACCCACGACGCACGGCAAGGACCGAAGGAAAGCCCCCGGTTGCTTCTCCGAAACGATCGTCTCGATCTTCTGCAGCCTGCCGTAGCGGTCGTGTATCCAGCTATCCTGGACGACACACCACCGCGCCTTCCACCGGTGGAACGAGCTCTCCACGTACAGCCAGTCCCGCTTGTCACTAGATAACGGGACCCGCGCCGGATCCTCCACACCCCACCACAGCCAGCGGCAGATAGACCACAGGCCCTCGAAGCGGTTCCCCTGCGGGGTAGCAGACATGGCCAGCTTGAAGCCTGCATTCCGAAGGCTCCACATCGCCTTAGCCCGTCCGGATTTACGGTTAGACGCCGACTGCACTTCATCATAAATGACGAAGTCCGGCTTCGCCTTAATCCACGGGATGAGGTTCTTCTTTCCCTTCTCTGCGTTCTTGCCGTTCAAATCCGACAGGCCGAGGTACTCCCGGCCCACGTAGTAGACGCCAGGGGTGTGCGCGCACAGTTCATCGAAATGATCGAGATGCTTGGAGTCGATCCGTTTGAACGGTGCAGTGTAGCCCTGCCTGGCGAACGTCGCCTTCCACGCGGAGACGATCTGCGGCTTCGCCGGCCCCACGATCAACGTCGTGGTCGGGTTCAACCGCTTCACCGCTTCCACCGCACACAGGGTCTTGCCCGTCCCCGTGTCTGACACGTCCAAAGCGGCCCGGAAGCCGTCCCGCTGTGCGACGACGGCTTCCACCTTCTTCTCCTGCTCGGGCGTCAGTTCAAGTGGTTGTTCGATCATGATCGAACAACCTCGAATTTGGCACACGAGATATCGATCGAACGAACCAGCACATCCATGTTCAGCCCGATAGAGAACGCCTTGATGTAGTACTTGTCGACATCCGCCTTGCCCTCAGGGTCCTTCGTCAGGAAGAACTCGGTGCCGTCGTATTTGCGACGACACCACACGTACCCCTGAGACTTCAGAATGCCCGTCACCGAGTCGGCAGGGCATTCCTCCCCCTTCACATGGAACGGCGGATCGTAGAAGCGGTCCACCGTGTGCCTCGACGCGTCATAGTAGTACCCGGATGGCGCCTTACCGGGATGGAACGGGGGCTCGTTCTGCTTGATCAGAATCAGCCGGATTCCGTTGCACGTGTAGAACACCTGCCGTTCCGACGCGTACCCGATGCTGATAGCTCGAAACGGCTTGCCCTTCGCGTCCTCCACAGTCGTTTGGTGGGAACTGTACATCGCCTCCCCCGACGTCGGAATATACTCCAGTGTGTCGTCCGGGTTAACGGCGAACCAGCCCTCAAGCGGCCCCTTCTTCCCGTACAGCAGCTGCCTCATTGTCTTTCTTCCTCCTCTCCCGGCGCTCAAACGGGTCCTCCCCCCCGATCACGCCGAACAGATATTTCTGACCCTCCTCCATGCGGTCCGCATACTCCCTGCATTCCATTCGCACAGGACAGATATAGCAGAACATCAACGCGTCGTCGAAGTACGGGTCATCTTCCTTGTCGAGTCCTTCTTCGGGCGAGAAGAAGAGGTCCGCCGACACACCGGGCTGTGCGCACAGTGCGTCGCGGACCCACTTCTCTCGCCTCCAGTAGCTAGCTGGCTCCATCAAGCGTCGGGTCGCACAGGGCATAACGGCTGCAATCGATTCCCGGCACCTGTATCTTGTCCACCGGGTAACCCGGTGCCATACACCGAGCGAAAACCTTCCAGCCGTGCTCCACTTTCTTCACCACCTCATATGCCTCTGTAATCTTGTCCCACAAAGTGACTTTAGCCCCTGTCTCCACCGCTAGCTGCAGAAGTGCGGTCAAAGGGCATTCGTCCTCTATACAGTGGAACACCCTCTTCTCATCATGGAGGAGACACCACACGGTATCGTCGCTGACGTTATGGAAAAAGGTCCGATCATAATGTTTGTAAAGGACGAAGTGCTTCCTGCCCTCGCAGTCATACAGCGGGTGGAGCCCTGTCTCGCAGGAACTAAGGATGTCCACGGTGTGCCCTTCACCGAGGAGGTGGTCCACATATCCCTGTTGGAACTCGTCGCAGGGTCTTACAACCCCGTCCTGGTCCATCTCAAACAGACTCTCATAGTCGGCGACTCGTCCGTAGAAGTAAGCCATAATATATAGTCCTTTCTCTTACTTGTTTGTGTCTGACTCGACCGGGGGTGGTTTCGAAGCCACCGTCCCCAAAGATTCATCAGGGCTCTTTCACATACTCTTTAAGCTTCGACTCCTCAGGCCTAATCGGGTCGATGTAGTGACCCCGTACGCGATACGGCTTCCTCGCCTTAGACGAGAGCTTCGTGAACGAGACTTGTGCGATCGGCTCTACTTTAGAATTATCCACAGACAAGTCGAAGATAGTGGGTAGAACCAAAGGATAGGCCCCGAGATTGTACAGCTCCAACGTGATCACACCTTCGAAGCCGGGGTCGATGAATCCAGCAGTGATGTGCGTCAACAGGCCCAGACGGCCCCAACTGGACCTCCCCTCCACCTGAGCGGTGATGTCGTCGGGGATACTAAAATACTCCGATGTGGCGCCCAACCACAGTTCGCCCGGCGGAAGAGTGAAGTACCCCTCCGCGTCGACGACTATGCGGCGCTCGCCGGACTTCACGTTGATGAAAGTAGGGCCGAGGTGAACGTCATAGCTGGCGGGCTGCAGGAACTCCTCATTGAGGGGGTAGACAAGGCCCTTCTTTTTAGCCAGCTTGCGAATATGTTTGTCAGATAACATTGAATGACAGCTCCTTCCTGTCCAACATGTCTCGGTTGATATTGAAAGCCACAACCGGTTTACTTTCGATTTGCGTACATATACACAGCGTAATGCCTGTGCCGCCACGATTCACGAACACATCGCCCACAGCGAACGGAACCCGCTCGGAACCCACGCGCACACGCAACGCGCCGTTCGTCACAGCATCGTAGTCGTCGTCCAAGTGCAGACACATGCCGCCGTCCGACACCGACACGCTCTGCACGCAAGACCCGATGAGCGCTTCCCGCATGCGTGCAACATAGACGGGAAGCGGGTCTTTCGGCTGCGCGAGCTCCACAGTGAAAACAGCGTGTCCGTCCTCGTCGATCAGCTTCCATGCGTCTGACCCGTCCTGTTTCTGTATACGCCTCATAGAAGCGAGAGTGGCTGGCACCCTTTCTTCGCAGTGCCCTACAATGCGGTACTCCAACTTTTCGAACGCCACTGCTGCGCCGTTGTCGAAGAACACGCCCGTTGCATCGAAAACGTCGACGACCTGATTGACAGTCCATCTGAGGCGAACAAGGGGGTCGAGTAAGTCGAAAGCCCGCTGCATCAGCTCTTCGTCAGTCCCCATCGTTTTCTCCCTTGAAGTACAGCTCAACCGCTTCACCCATATCGGTCACGATGAGCATCGAGTCGCCCCGGTCGAGGATGTGACCCACCGGCGAGTTAAGATAAGGCCAGTGAACGAAGACACCCGTCAGGCCGTCGGCTTCCTCTGTGATCACCACGCCGTCAGCCAGCCGCACATACTTCTTATACGAATTGATGGTCACCGAACTATGCAGATTTCGACCATGCAACTCACCGAACAACCATTCTGCGCGAGTGACGTTCTTAATCGTCACATGTGCGATAGCCTCGCCATCCTCGTCGAAGAGTCGAATGCATCCGAGATGGTCTTTGTACTCCACTGTATGAACAAGCACGTCAAGCTTGTTCATACCGTAGCTGAGTACTTCACAGCCCCCGCTTTTCGCGTTTCGCAAAGGAAGAGCTACGCGACGGGACATGCTGGTGAAGACCAAATAACCACTCTGAACCTCCATACCCGTCAGCGGGAGCCCCTCAAGCCTTTTCAAGGCTTCCACATAGTCCTGTGTTTTTTTAAAGTCCATAGTGTTAACTCCTATCTCACTAAAAGCCAGTAATACCCGTGTCCTTCATCTCTTCAAGAAGGTCCTTCGCCTTAACAACCCTAAGGATAGAGTGAAGCCTGGGGTTATACGACTCACGCACCCTGACACCGCCCACGCGCACACCTGTCTCGAAGACAGCGCATCTCTTTGTGCGGGGAGGACCCGGCCCTTCGCATCCTGCAGCGCATACTGCACATCGAATGAATCAGCCATATCTGATTATTCTCCTTTCCTTCTTTCAATCGTCTAAATAGAACGACCCGACGGTCTCATGGTGCGGGTACAGCAACACGCGCAGCCGCTTCGTCAGCGGATTATACCGCGTCATGTACCGCGCCTCCTCTTTGTTCACCGTCGCTGTGCCGTCCGCCCTGTAATAGCGCACAAAAAAAGGGGGGGCGTTGGAGTTGCCCTCAGTGGGCGGGTCGTAGGCGCTCGCAATCGCCCTGGCGATTTCCTTGTACGTCACCAGTCAATACACCTCACATGATAGAGGCGAATAAAATCGTCCTTCTTCATTGCGAAAAGACAAGTAAGCTCATCGCCATCCCTCTCCGTGTGAACGTGAACACTCTTGCCTTTCGAGTCATAGGACAACCACACGTTACGATAGAGCGTCTTCCGCCCGACGCCCGGCTCATCTGTCACAGGCTGAACCAGGTCCACATTCACTTCATCGAACAGCATCTCCGTATACGGGTTCCGCTCGCCGTCCTCCACAGTGAACATGTTATGCCAGTCCTCCGGCACAAGCTCCTGCAACACAGTGTTGTAGCACATGTCGCACGGCATGCGGTAATGTGACAGCAGAACGTCCCCATAAGGGTTCGTATACGGCGCTGCCTCGTCACACGTCGTCAAGTCTTCGCCGGGTTCCAGTGTCTCGTCGAAACGCGAACTCGCCGTGTCCACGCACACGAAGCCACGATTCCGGATATAGGCGCACACGAAACCATCATAGTCATAAAACAGCATATTATATCCTCCCTCTAGCCGTTCTCAAGCAGGCTCGCAGATGCGCAGCCACGGGTCGTCCGATGTCGCGTGCTCGTAGAACGATATAAACACGTTCGACTCCGTATACAACCACTCGACCACTGATGTGAAACCATACTCCGACACGGCCACGTCCAACTCGACCGCCGAATCAGTAGGTATAACGACGGACTCCACCTTCACGGCGTCGGGGTCCTCACCGTGCACATTGAACACGGCCTTCACAGTGTACTTGTCCACCGCGAAACCGAATCGCACGTTGTCCAGGTCGACGATCTCCTCATACGTCACCAGCTCTCTGTTCTCGGCGTCGAACACAGTCGTCGCACAGCTACCGCCGTCCGCATACTGACGCGAATAGAAAGCGATTTCGCTCCCATCCGGCGCAACCTTCACGTCCATTCGGCGTAGACGAGGCGATTTAACGAAGGCCTCCAGCATCTCCGACGTGTACTTCGTTCCAATCATCTTATCCCCTTCCTTTCGTGTTGTGCCTAAAACAGCCCGTCGACCTCGCCATCAGGCTCACCCTGTCGGTGCGAGCCTTCATGAACTCTTCCTCCGTCGCGTTGTAGAACCGCACGGTCGAGCCGTCGCCCGAGCGAATGTCGATTATCGTGTGCGCAACCCTGTCTCGCACATCAGGGTAGAGCTCCACGGTGTACGCGTTGAAAAAGTCAACGACCTTATCGATACCAGGTGTAGTTTCCATAATATGCTCCTTCATCTCGTTCGCGGCGGTTCCTTCCTCCGCCGTATTCGCAGTCTACGAGCACCGGGGCCAACACGTCAAGCCGACGGGTTATGGCGTACATCACAGCGCCCCCATTATGGTCAGCCGCTCGACGATGTCCGCAGCAACAGACCCAGGCGTGTCCCTCGCCCTGTCCACCACCACCGGAATAAGCGTCCTGCTTCCGAGCGCACGCTCCACGAATCGGAGGTACGCCTTCGTCACGGCCGCCGGGTCATAGTCGTCCTCCGTGCCGTTGTCCGCCCCGTAGTCCGGGTCCGTCAGCTTGAGGGGGTCGCGGGGCAACAGCACGAATACCGTCAGCGGAACGCTATTAAGCCATTTCAGCGTGAGCGCTACATTCTCCGGTATCCCCTCGTTCCGCAGTGAGGCGTACACCGCAGTGCTGAGCGCCCACCTGTCCAGAATGTACAGCGTACCGGCCTTCTCGGCGTCGGGGGTCTCCGGGAACAACACGGGCTCCGGGCGGAAGGAAAGCCAGTTCTCCATGTCCCTCGCATAGTCCTCGGCTCGCAAGCGGCGGCCCTCAGCGTCCACGCACGGCGCGAGTACGCCGGTCGGGAAGTGCCGTATGCGCACAGTGGAGTAGGGGGTGGCGGTGCGGCGCAGCAGCAGCTCTTTCAGAGCCGCTGCAACGGTCGACTTCCCTACCCCATCAGGCCCCTCCAGTGCTATGTAGACCGCCATCTATCGCTCCTTCCACGTCGTCCAGGTCGCTGAGGCAGAACGGCCACCCGCACACCGTCATGTGCGGGTTCAGCCCCGTCGCTTTTATCAGGGCCTTCGCGGCGTCCCGTACGGCCAAGCCGCTTCCATCCACGGAGACGGCCTCGTCGGGCCGGAGCAGGGACGGAAGCGGAGGGGTATTGTTCAGCACGAGGTGCGTCCTGGCTGAGCTGTGGCGCACAAGCGGGAGGTACATCACCTGCAGGTCGCAGTAGAAGCCGTTCAGTCGTTGACGGAGCCACTTGCGCACAGTGCATTCGACTTCGGGCGCGAGATTGTAAATGAACACCCACCTGTGAACGTCGTCGCGTTCGGTCTGCGCCGCTACGCGCTGTGCGTACAGTTTGCCTTGAGACCTAGCAGGCATCATATAACGCGTCATTCCGCACTCAACTCCTTCGCGCGCTTGACGGCTTTGCGGTACTCCGGCCACTGTTTGGTGTACGGGCGATTGTCCGCGTCCCAATAGTCCCTGTACGTGAGAGCCGGGTGGTTCGCGATGAAGCGTGCGAGACGCTCGTAGAAATCGCTTTTGAACCGCCGGGCCCGGTCCCGCATGTCTCGCTTAGAGTCGTCCGCCGGCTCCTTTCCGCGGAACTCCACACGACTTAAGGGATTCGATTTGAACTCGCGGAAGAGGGTTCGCAGCTCCTTGAGTGCGTTGACGGCGGGCCCGTGAGGGCCCGCCGTAATGGCGTCGAAGAGCGTGGATGGCGTGACGACGGTCACACCAAGCGGCTCCAGCGCCGCCCTCAGTGTGGAAAGGCGCACAGGGGGGAGGACGTCCCCATTCCACCCGTCCATTGGCTCCGGCGCGATGAGCACTAGCTTGTCGGCGTATTCGGCGTTCAAGACGGTGCGCACACCAGTGGTCGTCTCGGTCTCGATGCGGACGTCCTTCACATCGAGTTTTTCGTCGATCGTCTCGATCGCCACTGTAATCGGTTTCATTTCGATTTCTCCTTTCACTCGAAAATGTATTTTCGTTTGAACTCAACTCAGATATCCGGGTCGATTTCAACTCAATTCTGAGCATAGGTCCGAATCGATTTCAAGTCAAATCGTGGAATGTGATTTTGGTCACAGGGGGTTGTGCGAGGTGGTGTGCTATAATCGCGCGCCCGCGCGTACATGACCCGTTGCGCACACCCCAAACGGCGGAATGACGGGGAAAGCCCTAGGCGCACACCCCAAAGCGGGGTGAAATTCTGACAGTGACTGTCAGCGTTCAGCTATGTGGAACGATAGTTCAATTTTGAACGATTTCTTTGTTCGATGATCGTCGAACAAAGAAATCCTCTCCCTAACACAGTACACCCCTACACATTATATTACCGTTATGTATAGTATTATAAAATTACAACTCTTCTCTCATCACTGTTGGTGTGTGTCATGTATAGATCGATTTCCGCTCCGGCCGAATCTCGAAGTTTTGCTGTTAGATACCGTTTGATACCCCTGAGTCGCAAACCCTTAGGAGGGACAACCTTGTCGTTTGGTGACAAATCGTCACATGCCTCCGCTCGGTGGGGTGTGCGCCGTGGGTGTGTGCGCCCTTCCGGACCGCCCGATGCCCCTCAGGATCACGAGGTTGCTCTCTGAGCGCCTTTCAGGGGTGCCCCGGTAGGGTCGCTTGGGTCGGCCCCTGAAATCGCCTCAGAATCGAACCTCGTGATCCTCAGCGGGGGTCCCCTCGCCGGTGTGCTGTGCGGTGTGCGCCTCAGACGGCGGGGTTCCGCTCGACCGTCGTTCTAAAATCCGTTGTCTTTGAGCCCCGAAATTCGAAAATGGTCCTCTTTGTAGCCGAAACCTGCCCCCGAAATGCGAAAAGGGTCCTCTTTGTAATAAAAAATGGCGAGCTTTCACCTACGTAACCGTAAGTTACTGCTACGTGGGTGTAGGTTACCCCTGGGTAGGTTACGTTAACGGAAGTTACCGGTTGGTAGGTTACCGCGGGGTATGTTACGGCTGCGTAGGCGTAACCTACCGCTACGTCGGCGAAGGTTACCTTGGGGTAGGCTACGGTGCCGTATGGTAGCCAGGAATGTGGCGAAGGACACACCGCTGGGGCTTGACAGCGGGGGGTGGCGGTTGATAGAATTGAGGTACAACAAAGGGGGAAAGAGAGAAAGGAAACCCAATGGACATCGAAATCGACTTCTTCGAAGAGCTCGGCGGCTACTACACCGCAGACCTGGCAGACGTCCTGGCGGACTTCGAAGGCTGACCCGAAGGCCCCCGCTCCGGCGGGGGCCTTCCCATGCCCGCAGACGCTCCTCAGAAGCCCGGGAAGGGCCCTCCCAGCGCCGCAGACGCCCCCGCCTAGGCCACCCTACCGGCGGGGCCCCTGAGGGCCTCAGAGCGGCGATTTCGAAGCCTGAGGGGGTGCCCCCGGAGACGGGGGTGTGCGCAGCGGCCCCGGAGACGGCCCCGGGCTGAATTACGCAACGTCGGTGTTGCGAAAATCCCGGAACTTGGTATGTGAGCTTCGTCTCATTTTCCGACATCGGGACTAAGGTCCCGGCTCGAGCAACCATGTGAGCAATCTCACACTCCAAGGGGCTCTCGAGCAACCATGTGAGAAACATCACAATGTGACCTTCATCACGCTCAATGTGCTCTCGAGCAACCATGGAAAATACAATTTGTGAGCCGGGACACACTTGCTCGGGCCCGGAGTCCGCCGCGCCGAAGGCGCCCCGAGCAACCCCGGAAATGTGACGAAGGACACGCCCCAGCGGCTTGACAGCGCCCTCCGGATGTGCGAGACTAGAGCCATCGGAACAACAGAGAGAAAGGAAGTCCGATGACGACGAAGTACCCCTACAGCCAGGCCCTGGCGAAGTCCCTCACTGAGAAGCTCGGAGGCCTCGCCTTCGTCCTCCCGGGCGGAGACGTCCAGTGCGACACCCCCGACGGAACCCTGACCGTCTACGCCGACGGCGCCGTGAGAGTCCGCGAGTGCGGAGAGACCGAAGCCTGGCCAACCCTCCGGAGCGCCGTCGCCGACTGGGGCGTGGAAATGTGACGAAGCCCACCCCGGAGGGGCTTGACAGCCCCTCCGGGGCCCGCTAGAATGAAGACATCGGAACGAGAGAAAGGAACGCCCCGATGAACACCTGGAAAGTCGCCAACGCCGTCGTCCGGCACCTGGAAGCCACAACCCCCGTCTACAACGTCTCCGAGCAAGGCTACAGCCTTTATGTCAGCCTCGTAGACGGCCGCGACTTCATCGTCGACGCCCCGTTCGAGGGCGACGTCAGGATCACCCCCGGTGTGCGCACCTACGAAGGCGGTCTCGCGCTGCTAGAGGACCTGGACGTCGAGCTCCGTGTGCGCGACGACGCAGGCGGGTGGGCCTGGTGAGGCGCTTCTGGGCAGCCGTCGCCGCCGCCGTCGGCGCCCTGGCGGGCTGGGGCTGCGGCGAAGACCTGGGCCGCTGGGACGCCTACGCAGGCATCCGCGACGAACCCACCGTGCTGGGCCTGACTGTGTGGCAGATCACGAACATCGGGCTTGACATCCCCGCCGACGCCCGCTAGACTGGAACTATCAGGAAGACAGAGAGAAAGGAACAACCTGATGCACACCACTACCTTCATCCCCGAAATCGACGTCCCGGACTTCATCAACGAGCTCCGCGCAGACCGCGAGCGCCAGCGAGCACGGCGCCGAAGCCGCCGTCAGCGCCGCGGATGGGAGGACTGAGCGATGACCTGGCTCGACTTCGCACAAGCCCTCTGGGACTCCTTCTACGGCCTCATGTCCACCTGTGAGGAGCTCGTGGAGCACCTCCCGACGCCGCTACAGTGCTTCTTCGACTGGTGTTAGGCACCTCACACCTGGGGGCTTGACAAAGCCCCCCGGACCCACTAGACTAGAACCATCGGAACAACAGAGAGAAAGGAACACCCCGATGCACCTCTACCCTTACCTGACCGCCGTCTGCGATGAAGACGTCCTCGACGCCGCCATCGACGTCCTAGCCGAGCGGGGCCTCGAACTCGACGACGGGATCGAGCTCCCCTTCGACGCCGACTGGGATTCCGAAGACGATGAGTACTGCGAGGCCGCCCGTGAAATCGAAGACGACTGGGACGGAATCCAGTACGACGTCGTGGCCACCATCTGGGACCGCGCCGACGCCGAGACTAGAGTGGACCTTTGGCAGGAAGACGCCGCTGGGCAGGACCCGGATGATCCCGTCGACGCCGAAGGCGTCTGGGACCTAATGCGGACTGCGGTGTTGGAGCGCTGCGGCAGCCTCTACACGCACCCGTCGATGACGGAGGCCTGCGTCGACGCCCTCAGGGTGGTGTCTCCGACGGCGCTGGCACGGGTGCTGACCGTGCTCGAATGCAACCGCGTCGCCGACGCCGTGGCGTGGGGGCGGCGCACGAAGAGGCGGGCCTTCACCGTCGAAGACGGGTGCGTGGTGGTCCGGGCCGGAGACGGCGGCGTCGAGCAGACCCGACTGTGGCTGGCCTTCGGGGGGGCCGAGCAGCCCGACGGCGCCAGGGTAGTGGAGATACTGGCCGACGCCCGTCGAGCGGTCGGACTGTAGCGATGTTTCACGTGAAACGAAGTCGGGTCGCCGCCGAAGGCGGCGCCCGGGGAGGGAGGCGCTATTGAGAATCACTTTCACTAAGATATGGGTTGGAATAGTTGGACTGATGTACGCTGGATGGTTCGTCTGCGTGATGGCGGAAGTGCTAAGCTACGGTACGGTAGGGTAAGTAATACAAGTTGGAGTGGTAGGAAAAGTAGCCCCTGGGACGTTAGTCCCAGGGGCTACTTGTATTTTTGGTGGGAAAAGTTGGAATTTTTGGATGGGTGGGTCGATTTGCATGGGGGGACCCAACCGCATATATTAATCGCTATTTTCCGTTACTGGAACATCATACTGCAGTATGATCGCTATAATAGTACCCGTGCACGACATAGTACTCATCGCCGACCACCTCTTAGGGGCGCCAGCCGTAGGCTTAGGCGCACTCATAACCGCTATCGCGACGCTTTACACGTCACTGAAGACCAATAAGAAGGTCCTTAGCGTAAAACAAGACATGGAAAACAACCACGGGAGTTCTCTAAGGGACGCTATAGACCGAATAGAGTCCAACACCCAAACCCTGACGGACCTGGTCCATTCGCACACGGTCCAGCTGGACGACATCCAGTGTGCTGTGCGCAGACACGACGACGAGCTAAAATTGAGGCATGCCAGAACCGCAGAAGCCCCTTGTGCGCATAAAGAAGATATACAACGAAGCGACGGTAACGCCTAACCCGACGCCGCCCTACGACTCAACCCTCCTCCTGACGCCTCCTCCCCCGCCGAAGCCCAACACGGACCAACCGCTAGGCGCCACGGCCGCCTCCTTGTGCGCACCCATCCCGGCCTTAACACCCCTCCTCAAAATAGAGCGCGTGCCGGTCCCGTCCTCGGACCCCAACCCATCACACCATAATCGCCTTCAGGTGGTGTACTCGTTCTCGGCGAATATCGTCACGACTAAACAACTCAGATCCCCCGACAACACCCCGCCGACCAAAGACAACCCAGACTCCAAACCGAACCCGTGGGAGGTGGGCTGGCTGCTGTGGTGTTTCAGCCCGGACCCGACGCACCCGTACGACCCGAGCCCGACCAGTAACAGCAACTTCCGCTTCTATGCCTTATGCTTGAAGCCGAACGGCTGGGAGGTCTCCAAACAGGACCCCTCATACAAGGGCGGTCAGCGCTTCCTGAAAAGCAACACCGACACCGACCCGAGGAAGTTCCCCCCGCACAACACGGAAGACCACAACCGAGAAAGCACGGCTCAAGTCAACCCCTACTCCGTGCTCGTCAAAGCCTGCCACGAGTACCCTCTGGGCACAACGCAAGCCCAGCTGGAGAACGACATCATCCCTGCGAACCGAAACTCGGAGGCAGGAAACAAGGCCCGCCTCGCACCGTCCAGAAACGTGTTCCACATCTTCGTGGAATCCACCCTATTAACCACCGTCGAAGACAGTGAAAAGCCACTGCCTCCACACATTCCAGCGTTCTACGCCGAGGATGCCCGTGTGCGCTTCACGTCGATGTGGCATGCCACACCCAAAAGGCCGCAACTCCGCCCTGCTCCCGCGGACTACGACCCCCTCTCCCTGCACGCGACGGGCTACCCGCCCCAGGGGGTGGTATGGTTCTAGGCATGGAAGAGAGCCCTGCATACAACCGGGATTACGACCCGAAATACGTCGACGGCCTGACGTACGGCCTCTACGACGGATACCTGGCCCGAGAGGCCGGCAGGCCCCCGTATTACAACCGGGACCCTTCGATCTACGAGCCGCACTATTACCCGGCATGTCGATCGCTGTGCGGTTTCAATCCGCCGATTCCGACGCACGACGGGAACGCTATATCGCGTGGGGAGTTCTCCGACGAGATAGAGGAGTTCAGCGTGCAGCTCGGGGCGCTGCAGTCTTTGATAGACGCGGCGTGGCGCGTCGTACCGGGCAACGACGACCCGCTTCTGCGCAAGCACCCGTATGCACTGCGCCACATGGAGGACAGCTGGGTGGAGTTCAAGCTGCCGCGATACGACTCCCCCCCTGTGCGCCTGCAACCCGGGGAGGGCTACGACTTCCTACGCCGTAGGAAGATCCCGGCGCACAGTCCCCGTCCCGACAGGAATGCCTTCGTGCCGTATACTGAGGTGAAGGCTCTTCTAGCGAATAGGAAGGAGACGGATGACGCAGGCTGACGTGCAGCGCAACGCCATTGTGGCGTGGATGGCGAAGCACGACGGTGACTTCGGCTACACGAACGACTACCGCAGAAAAGACCCCGAGCGCTACGGCTGGGGCGATTGCAGCTCCACCATCGCACAGGCGTACAGGCAGTGTGCGGGTATCACCATAGGCGAGCGGAGTTTCAATATAGCGTCGGACCCCGACGCGTACACGGTGGCTTCGGCCACCTCGTGGCGGGACTTGCCCTTACAGGACATGAAGCCGGCGGACATCATATGCATGGGCTGGCACTCCGGCGCCTTCGCCGGACGCATCTCCCACGTGGAGCTCTACGCCGGCGGCATGTACACGTGGGGGCACGGCGGCCCGGGCCGTGGGCCCAGATTGCATTCCCTGTCGGACCGATCTCTGACGGGCTCGGCGACGATTATCATCGTTAAGCGCTATATCGGCGACACACCAGACAACGACAACAACGGCAACACCAGTAAAGGAGACGAGTTGACACCTGACGAGCACAACATGCTCAGCTGGCTGTATGAGAACATCAAGGTGCCGAGCCAGGGCTTCGGCTACCCCCAGGCGACGCAGAACTCCATCGCGGAGCTGAAGGAGGTGGCGGCTAACCTGACGCAGGCGGTGGATTCTATGACGGCGACGGTGAATAGGATCGCCACCGACCTGACGGTGCCCGGCTACGGCTTCGGCTACCCGGCTGCGAGCCACGCCGCGCTTGAGGAGACGATCAACAAGCTGAACGACATTCAGAACACGCTGAGTAAGCGAGGCGATGCGAAGTGACGACCCCCGAAACGCCCGCACCCACAGGGCCGAAGCACCTGGACACCCCGACGCTGACGGACGAGCAGAAAGCTGCGGCGTTTGCCGCAGCGGCGCACACCGTGGAGACGGGCGGCCTGCCGCAGGGAGACGGCGGCCTCGCGGACCCGAACCGCAAGAACGCCTACCATTTCGACGAGCTTGTGCCTACGCAGATCCAGCATAAGGCGCGTAGTGTCATCCGGACGTTCGTGGTGTCCTTGATCGGCGTGTTGGCTGCGTGGGGCGCTAAGGTGGGTATCACTCTGCCTGCGGACCTGGCAGATACGATCACAGCGACCGTGTGGGGTCTTGTGACGGTGTGCGCACAGTGGTTGCTCAACACGAAGCCTGTGGATCAGTTCCTGCACAGGGTGGTTCCGTTCCTGGCGACTACGCCGAGTAAGTGATATAGCGCACAGCATAAAAATAAAGAGGACCCCGCTGCTCGAAGGCAGCGGGGTCCTCTTATCAGACGATGGCGATTAACAGATCCAGGTCCTACCCCACAGGCGGCAGGTGCCGTACCACCCGGCGAACATCCGTCCGATCAGACTCCATGAAAACATGTTTTCTCCCCTCTGTCAGGTTGCTGTGCGAAAACAGTGTATAACATCAACGCGGGCCTGTCAAATTGCGATGAGATTGAGCTGGTGCTGGGTCCAGGCGAAGGCCGCCAACGCCGAAACGGCTCCGAGACCGGTGAAGGCCAACGACACCCAGAAGATGACGGCGCCGGCTCTGGGGAAGCCGCACCAGTGGACAATGTAGGCGATGAGGGCCCAGAAGCCCTGTGCGACGAGGAAGGCGACAGGGATAGCGATGAAGTAGTAGAGCATGCGGATCCTTTCTCTAGTCCAGCGGTTCGATGGTTCGACTGTAACTCGTACACGGGTTGAAGTCAAGTTTGCGCGCGCCCTGCCTGTCCTGCTAGAGTCCTCGTATCAACTAATACGCCGTATATGAGAGGAGAGACACGATGTTTCACGTGCATTTCATCTGGGCGCAATCCACGTCCGGGATCATAGGGGTCAACGGGAAACTGCCATGGCACGACCGAGGTGACCTACAACACTTCAAGGACATGACGACTAACAAAGTTATAGTCATGGGGCGGAAGACCCGGGAGTCGCTACCTCAACGCAACAAGAAGCTGCCGAACAGGACGAACATCGTGCTGAGTCGGACGATGAAGTCGACCAAATCGATTAAAGCCGTGGCGAGCCCGTATGCGGCGATAGAGCAAACAGCACACAACAACCACGATGAACTGTGGGTGATCGGCGGGCATGAGACGTTCCAGGCGTTCATTAGGGCCCACGACCTTAACAAGATACCGTTCAGGCTGGACGCTTACGTCTCCATCTTAAATGTGGACGACGAGATCCAGCCGGTCACCGCACAGGACGAGGTGACGTGGGCGCCGGTTATGGACGACCGCTGGGTGATGCTGTACGACCACATGGCCGACCCTAGACGCCGGCTGCAGAAGTATGTTAAGGTGTTCAGGTAAGCTCCTTTCTCTCAGGACCCCGCCGGGTGAGCGCTATACCCCGGCGGGGTCTGCTGTGTGCGCAATACCGCAATGCCGCAACGCACACATGGTAGTATTCCTCTTAAGCCTGACTAGAGAGGGAGTTTCATGAGAATCGATGTTCAAACGAGCCGCTTAGCTACCGACAACGGGTCGATTGCTACGCTCAGCGGCACGCTACCCAACCTTGACCTGGACATAGTGCTGTCGAAAGACACGCGGGCTGTGTACCTGACGGTGTTCACCGACGCGGACGAAACGAAGGTGACGTCGCTCAACACAATGGAAGGCACGTTCTGCGTCGTGGTGAAGACAGCCGACACACGGCCGACGGTGAAGGTGTGCGACCCACTGGACGCGCCGGTGGTGATCCGGTACAGGGGGCTGTGATGGCCGAAGCCAAGAAGAAGGCGCAGACGAAAAAGAAAGCCCAGCAGCCGGCCGCTAAGGCTGTCATAAAAAACGACCGTGACAGGTTCGCCATCCAGAAGTCGACCGGCGAACTTGCGATGGACGACAGGCGCCTGCTCACCCTCGCACAGGCGGGTGCCAGCCCGGCGGAGATAGGAGAAGAGCTGGGCTTGCCCCCTGAAGTTTGCCTGGCCCGCGTGCGCGCCCTGCTGAAGCGCAACGACGTCTGGACGAACCTGGAGCGTCAGCAGATGCTGATCGCCGACATGTACGACCTGAAGACCCGGGCCTTCAACTTCCTGGAGAAATGCTTCGAATCGGACGAGGTGGCGGCCCGGCACATCGAGGCGGTCAACAGCGTCTTGAAGCAACTGGGCGACCGGCTGGATAAGGTGAAGGAGTACAACGACGAGGAAGAGGCCAGGGTGACGAAGCAGCAGACCCGGCTGATCCTCGACCTGGTGGAGGACGCCTGGGAGCGTGTGCGCACAAAGATCGTGGCGGCCTACAAGAACCGGGAGCTGTTGGACCCGGAGGCTATGGACGAAGTGTTCTATCAAGCGCTGAAGGAGGCCCATGCTAGTCAAAGCTAACGCCGTCGAAAGCGCTATCGCCACAGTTAAGGCCCACAGGAGGCAGGACAACTTTAAGTCGGACCCTGTGGGATGGGCACAGTATATGCTGGGCACGGACGAGGGCACGCTGTGGAGCAAACAGCGGGAGATAGCCCGGGCAGTAGTGGACAACAATTCGACGGCTGTGAAGGCAGGCCACGGCGTGGGGAAGTCCCGGCTGATGGCTGTGCTGATCTGCTGGTGGGTGGATACTCGCTACCCGCATTGCTACGTGATTTCGACGGCGCCGTCAATGGCTCAGGTGCAGGATGTGCTGTGGCGCGAGGTGATGCAGTTGAAGGATATTGTGGAGCGGCGTTTCGACGAGGGCCTGGTCGACCACAAACTCCCGGGTCGCATCACGATGGACGTGCAGTGGAAGGACGACGTGACGAAGCTCCCGCTTGGGCGTGGCAGGAAGCCGCCGGACAACCTGGGCGGGAATTCGTTCCAGGGCATCCACGGCGACGTGTTGGCGATCGGCGACGAGGCCTGCGGGCTGTCGGGCGAACTGATCGACGCCTTGGCGAACATCACGACGAACGAGGCCTCTCGGCGTGTGCTCATTGCGAACCCTACGGATCCGATGAGCTATCTGGGGAAGATCTTCAAGGAGGAGATGGAGAACTGGAAGCGCATGTCAATTTCGGTCCTGGAGAGTCCGAATTTCACTGGCGAGAAGATGCCGGCGAAGGTGCTGCAGAAGCTCACCGGGCCGTCCTATGTCGAGCAGAAGAAGCTGGAGTACGGCGAGGACAGTGCCAGGTTCAAGGCGCGCGTGCTGGGCGAATTCGCGTTCGACATAGAGGATTCGCTGATTCTGCCCGGCGACGTCGAGAAGGCGTGCCTGACGGAGAGGGAACACTTAGGTCGGCCTGTGTTGGGTGTCGACGTGGCGCGGTTCGGCGCTGACCGCTCCGTCGTGTACTCATGTGTGAACGGGGTTGTGCGCTTCGTGGACTCGTGGGCGAAGACGGACCTGGTGCACAGCGCACAGCGGGTGCACGACTTGGCGCTGCGTGAGGGCGCACACGCCGTGGCGATCGACTGCGACGGCATCGGCGGAGGAATGTTCGACATCCTCAACTCGTATGCGACCCGCACGTATGACATTCTGGCTGTGCGAGGGTCCATGTCGAGCCCTGACAGGGGGCGGTGGCACAACTACCGCTCCTACATGTGGGACTCGTTCCGGTACCGGTGCCGCACAGGCGAGCTGGACCTGGACCCGTTGGACATCGACCTGCACGACGAACTGCTGTCGGTCGGCTACTCATATAATACGATGTCCGGCGGGCTCGTCCTGGACTCGAAGGATAAGCTGAAGAAGGACGTCGGTAAGTCTCCTGACTTGGCCGACGCCGCAGTGTACGCTGCTATAACAGACCAGAACATCCGTGATGCCGTCCAGCAGGAGACCGTGTTCTCCGACGCTGGTGACATGATGGATGACGATGAAGACGGCTACCTAATGGAAATGGGGGAGAGTTTTGGATTCGACCGCATACTCGTTTAGCGACGAGGGCATCGCATTTATCAATGAGGCGCAGAGGTCCTACCTCCTCGACGAGGGGGCCAACTGGGTCAGCTACGCCGACGACAAGGGCCTGACGCTGGCGTTCATCCATGAGGTTGTGCGCGGCCTGAGGGACATGGCCCGTGATCACCCGCTGCATAAGCGCGGCGCACAGCTGAGGACCAGCTACATTTTCGGCGACGATTTGGTGTTCAGCGACACGTCTGCGAAGCTTGACAAGTTCATCAAGTCGGAGTCGGCGCAGCGGACGCTGTTCTCTGCTTCGGCTATGGAGAGCCTCAACATGGAGAGGTTCTGTGCGGGGAATGTGTTCCTGTTCCGCGAGGTGCACACCGACAAGCTGACGTTGGTGCCTGTGGAGGAGATCGAGGAGATCGTACGGGATTCGTTCGACTCATCGATTGTGAAATATGTGCGTCGCACATGGACCCCGGACGGGCAGAGCACTGTCAGCCAGTGGTTCCCGACGGCCGAGTACAGGCGGAGCGTGCAGCGGTTGCGGAAACCCCCGAACACGGCCTACGAGGTGAACGGCAGCTACGTCGTGTACATCCTGTCGTCCGGCAGGCATGCGGGGCACGCGTTCGGTGCGCCGGATTCTCTGGCCGCCGCGCTGTGGAGCGTCGCCTATTCGGGTTATCTGCGGGATTCGGCGCGGCTGTCGAAGGCGCTGTCGAAGATCGCGTGGGCTATCGTCAACAGCAACAACCAAGGCAAGAGGCAATCGGCTGTGGAGATTTCGAACCGCGGCGACGTGGTGGGCGCCACGGCGAGCCTCGGGCCGAACCAGTCTTTGGCCGGCGTGGGAGTCCCGAGCGCACAGGTGAACTATGGGAACGGGCAGCCGTTGGCCGCGCTTGTGGCTGCAAGTTTTGGTATCCCTGTCATCGCGCTGTTGTCGTCTCCTGGCGCTACGGGCGGCTCGTACGGCGCGGCTACGACGCTGGACAGGCCGACGATCAACGGATTCAAGCTTGAACAGCGCAAGTGGCGGGACTTCTTCAAGCAGGTGATGATGGACGTGGATCCGTCGGTGAAGGACGTGGACATCAAGTTCCCGTCGATCGAGCAGGACCCGACCTATAGGGCTTTGCAGTCGCTTGCTACGTCTATGTCGACTGGGGCCATCCATCAGGACGAGTACCGTCAGGCCGTGTTGAGCCTGCTGGCTGTGCCGGATATCCACGGGGATGAGCTGCCTGAACCGAATGCTTTTTTGAAGAATGGTAATGTGTCTGGTGGGGACGACGGTGATGCTGTGCGCGACCCTGTGGCACGCCAGGGCAACCAGGGTGCCGTTCCCGGCGGTTTCAACCAAGGAGACACCGAAGATGAAGATAAATGAGAGTACGACCACCAGTGTTCTCAAGCCTATTAAGGGGACGCGCAAGTGGCTTGTGCGACTCATAACGGAGGGCCAGGGCTCTACCGGCGTGTACACGAGGGAAGCGTTGCAGGGCAGTTTCGCCGAAGCGTTCCCGGTCGGCACGCACATGTATATCGACCATGCGACCGAGGCGGAGTCGGATGAGCGCCCCGAGGGCACGTTGACGAAGCTGGCGGCGGTTATCGCCGAGACGCCTTATTGGCGGGACGACCCGGAACCGGGCATGTATGCGACGGTCGAGGTGGTCGAGCAGTGGGCACCGTTCATCGAGCAGGTAGCTGACATCATCGGCGTGTCGATCCATTGCGGTGCGACTCTCGCACAGGACGACGATATTGTGACGGCTGGGGAACCTTCGCCGCCTGTGATAGAGTCGTTTATACCATCCCCTGTCAATTCCGTGGATTTCGTCACAGTTCCGGGCGCTGGCGGGCGCCTCGTCGAGGCACTGGAGTCGTTCAAAAAAGGAAATGCTATTATGGGTAGCAGCAACAATCACAATTCCGAAAGGAAGAGAATGGACACTGAGTTCAAGGAGGCTCTCGAAGCCCTGGACACCAAGCTCTCCGCTCTCGTCGAAGCTCTCGCCGACAAGGCCAAGAAGAAGGACGAAGAAGACGAAGAGGACGCCAAGAAGGCCAAGGAGGAAGAGGAGGACAAGGCCAAGAAGGCTAAGGAGGCCATCCTTGCTCTCACCGACTCCGACCTTCCCGAGGTTTCCCGTGTGCGGGTCGCCGAGGCTATCGCCCGCGGCTATGACGCGAAGGCCATCCTGGACCGCGAGACCAAGCTCGTCGAGTCTATCCGCGAAAGCCTGTCGGGTGGCTTCGCCCCCGAGCACGTGCCTTCCGGTAAGGGCGCCGACGACTTCGAAGCCGAATTCGCCAAGCTGACCTGGTAAGGAGAACACGCATATGGCACAGAATCACGTCAAGGGCGGGGACACCTACGAGGTCCAGGTCGACGCAGTCGTCAAATCGGGCGACGTCGTCGCCGTCGGCAAGGTCGGGGCCGTGGCCCTCACGTCTGCCACGCCCAAGGAGGACAACAACTTCTATTCGACGCTCGCATTCGAGGGTATCGCACACCTCGGCCTGGACGGCAGCGTCAAGGCCGGGGACATCGTCACGATCGACGGCGCCACCGAAACTGGAAAGGCGGCTAAGCCCGAGGTTGCGACCGACCCCAAGGGGAAGATCGTGGTGGGCTTCGTGCTCAACCCGCTGTCGAGCGCATCGACCAAGTACGCCGTCAAGCTGACCCAGGCTTGGCTCTAAGGAGGATATCTACATGGCAATCAACGCGAGGGAAGCCTACAAGGCGGGTATCCTTCTGCACAAGGCGCTTCACGCCGACGATATTCGTGTGCGCAACTCGGCCCGTAAGGACCTGAGTGAGGCCATCTCGACCTCTGACCTCCCGGTCAACCTCGGCCCGACCATGAACAAGATCATGCAGGGCGAGTACCAGCAGGTCCCGTCGAACTGGCGCGAGTGGGCTGATACTCTCGAAACCCCTGACTTCGAGACGGTGCCTTACTTCAGCTTCGACTTCACCGACGACAACATCCCTGTGCGTAAGGACGGGAAGGGCTATGTCGCACAGGGGTTGCCCGCTGTCGGCGAGCTCGGCGAATACCCGATCCTCGGTCTGAAGGCTGAGCAGTTCAAGCTGAAGCTGGCGAAGGCCGGTGTCCAGATTCCGCTTTCCTGGGAGACGCTGAAGCGTTACGGCGCCGACTGGGGCCTGATTCCCCGGATCACGAAGGAGCTGGGCCGTCGCGCTGCCAACCAGGAGTCGATCGAGGCCGCCCTGCAGCTGGTCCAGCCGACCGGCCTGAACACGACCAACTTCAAGGCTGCTAACAAGAACGTCCTGGCGGGCAACCCCGAGCTGAGCATCGAAGCGCTTGAAAAGGCTTTCGCACAGCTGGCTACCACCAAGTACAACGGCCGCCGGATCATCATGCCGACGAAGTTCAATCTGATCGTTCCCCCGGCCCTGGCGAGCCGCGCGGAGCAGATCATGAAGGTCGTCGAGATCCGCCGCCAGAACGGCACCGAGACCCAGATCATGGGCAACACGGTGTCCGGTAAGGTCGCGAATGTCTTCGAAGTGCCGGAGCTTGCGCTTATCGCCGGCGACTACGCCGACAAGTGCTGGTTCCTTCTGCCCCCGAAGAACTCTATGCCCCGCAAGAACATCGTGAACGTGTTCCTTGAGGGCGAGACCGCTCCGAAGATCTTTGTTGAGAAGACCACGAACAGCTCTGAGCTTGACGGATCGTTCGATAACGATGCGTACCGGACGAAGATCCGTCATCTCGTCAAGTCTGCTTTCATCGCCCCGGAGGGCACTCTGGCCTCCAGCGGTGCGGGCGCCTGATAACGATACCCGACAAGGATGGAAACCCCGCCCTCACAAGGGGCGGGGTTTCCTGCAGATATAGGAGAAAGGAGCCGATGTGGCGAAGATCACCGTGGAGGAGCTGAAGCTTTTCCTGCCTGGTATCGACCTTGACCCGAAGCTGCTCGAACGATTGTGCGGGTTGTACACGAACGTGTTCAAGGCCGCCGCGGCTGCTTTGCGTGCGTATGCTGCGAAGCTCGTGTCGGAGGGTGGGGTCGAGAACGTCAAGGCCGACGACTTCACGCTGTCGGGCGGCGACAAGAACATCGATGCCCTCCTCGCGCTGGCCGACAAGTACGACGCACAGGGGGACGCGTTGGAGAACGGCGAGGGGCTTGTGCTCGTCCCAATGAGGGGCGACGACGTGTTCGAGAGAGCGAGGGAGTTCCTTGGCCGGTATCGCTGAGGGCCGTCTGGCGATGGCGGCTAAACGGGTCGAACGCTACATGGTCGACGAGGTGACTATCTACGATGGCAAGAACATCAAATACGACGCTAAGACTGACAGCTATGATTATGGCGCAGTCCTATATACTGGGAAAGCGCGTATACAGCCGATACGCCAACCTGAGGTAGCCAACGATCAGATCGCGCCGCAGACGACTAACCGTGTGCGCATACAGCTTCCCCGGTCGACGATGTCGATGAACATCCCGATGGCCGCACGTATCAAAGTCGTAAAAACCCAAGACACCCCGCACATGGTCGGCTACCTGATGACGGTGGCGTCCTTGGTGGACGCCTCGCAGTCGTTCGAGCGGACGATCATCTGCAACACGCCGATGAACAAGGCGGAGGCGTAGCCATGAAGATCCGCACGAAGATCGGGGCAAACAAGTTCACGAAATACGCTAAGCGCGTCCAGGACTTCAGGGAGTATGACCTGTTCGCGAACGTCATCGACAAGCTGTCGGAAGAGATCCCGCCGGCTCTGCAGGAAACGATCGAGAAGACCCCGTCTGCCCTCGTGCCCGGTAAGATAGGCCGCATCTGGACGAGCCACATGCACGACAGCGTGAGCGTCATCGTCCCCGACAACGTGACGGTCGAGTACGGCTGGATCGAAGGCTCCAACAAGTTCGACGGCGGCTGGGACCACGACTACATCCTCGGCCAGGAGTATGGCGATGATAGAGTGTGGGGCATGAAGGCCCTGGAGAAGGTGGAGAAGCAGGTGAAGCTCGCTGAGAAGACCAGTAAAGAGGTCTACACCGAGACTCGCCGTGTTTGGAAGTGGGGCAGGTGACGCATGGCCAAGTACATCGATGACGTTATGGCTAAGGTCCGTGAACTCTCCGAAGTGCCGGCCAATCGCGTGTGCGAAGAGGTGGCCCTGCCCGACTTCGACGAGGGTCAGAAGATGCCGTATATCGCAGTCGTGTTCGGCACGCCGTCGCACATCAGCCAGGCGACGAGCATCGTCTCCCAGTTGAATGACGGTTACAGGGTGTTCTTCCTGTGCCATGTGCGAGCTCTCACCGCACAGCATGCACGGGAAATAGGAGAGAGGATCCTATGGGGCCTGGTCGGTTTCGAGCCCGACAACAGTGGGGGTATCACGGTGCACGGCGGTCAGGGCTTGAATTACGCCGGGACGAACCACAAAGTGGTGCAGTGCGGATATGAGCTGTACTGCTCCTTCATCACGAACCTCAAAAACCGCATTTGATAGGATGGTGTATATGGGCCTCTACAAAGACATGAACACCGGGGACATCGGTACGTACCCGGATGACTTCGCCCAGTTCTTCGGTACGCTCGTGCCGATTACTGGGGAAGAGCCTTGTAGCGACTGTTTCATTGACAACGACAACGAGAAAAGGGGGAAGCACCGTGGCTAACGAAGTTCGTATGCTTCGCGGCAACGTGACTATTCTCTTCGCCGCTCCTGAAGCGTTCGCTGACTGGCAGCATCCTACGGCGGCGGAACTCAACGCACAGTTCAGTGCGACCGACAACCCGCGTAACCTGGTGTTCAATGTGTCGTGTGCGATCCTGGACGGGTACTCGCTCGGCGAGACCGACCCGGACACGGACACGACTCGGACGATCTGCGACATTTCTGAAGTGGAGAATCCGACACTCGCTAAGTACGAGGGCAAGTTCACTGCACTCCGAGACGAAAGCGTGGACGACCAGGGCGTGTTCAACATGATCCGCGATATCACGATGAAGCCGGACATCACACTGTTCATCGTGGAACGTATCGGCAAGCGTCCAAACAAGCCGTTCGAGGTCGGGGATGTGTTCAGCATCTACCGCTTCCAGACCGACTATCCCGTCGACGGGTACGAGTCGAACGGCTTCATTAAATACGAGCCGAACTTCCTGCAGAACGGCGCGTTCGTCCTCAACGAGAAAGTGGCCGCATAATGGATAAGAAAGTACTCTCCAACGAACACGTCAACGTCTGGGTTCTGCCCAAGGCGTCCGTGAAGGACATCAATGCCATCACCGTGGAGGAAATGAACTCTGCAGTGGCTATCGGCGACGCCATCAATTGGGATGACACAACTATCCCGGCTGCGAAGGCGTCGAAAGAGCAGTCGTCCCTGTCGCTGCTCGACGCTGCTGGATCTTCTTCCCGCGGCGCCGCACAGTACGAGGGCTCGCTCACTATGTACTACCCGACGAACCCAGACGACGTGAACTCTATCTATGCTAAAGCATGGAACATGTTCAAGAAGACCCGCGTCGACCTGGTTTTGGTTGTGCGCGGTGTCTTGAAGGGCCGTGATCCTATCGCTGCGGGTCAGTGGTATTGCGCGTTCCTCATGATTGAGTCCACGTACAAGAACACGCTTGAGGGCGACAACCCGACTCGGTACACGGTGTCATTCCTGCAGCAGGGTCAGCTGGCCGTGAACGGGGTCTTCAAGGACAACACGACGGCGATCACCGACACAGAGGCGCTTACGGTGTCTCTCAACGAGCACCGGCCGATCCTGCCGAAGATCCACGGCCATCAGGCTCGTTCCGTATGTTCTTACCTGTCGAAGGACACGTCGACTGTCACGGTGAGCCCGCTCGGCGTGGTGACGGGCCTGAAGACAGGCAGTGCTGATGTCATCGTCAGTCATCCTGCGTGTGCGAATGTGACCGTCAAGGTGACGGTGGCGTAACGCGCACATCTCCGATCTGAATAGCACAGGGCGTCTCCTCTCCGCCCTGTGCTATTCTTGTTTATGACGTTACCCTAACGCCTAACAGAGAGGAATTCAAACTATGGACATTTTCGAGGTCCTGTCCCGTTCTAACGCCCCGAAGGCGAAGAAGGTCGTGTACCTGGACGCCGAGGCAGTGCAGGATGTGGAGCGGCTCATCAAAGAGCAGGCCGACGCCGATGTAATTAAGGATGCAGTGAAGAGGCGTGACGCCTCCAAGCTGACGTTCCACCTCCAGTCGGTGACTGCTGATGTGCGCGAAGAGCTGATGCTCGGCATCGAGAGCGCGGATAAAACGAAGAACAAGGCGAAGCGCGTGTCGGAAGCCTACCTGGCGCTTCTGTCGAAGACGCTGTACAAGATCGAGGATGCCGAAGGGAATGCGGACGAACGGAGGTTCAACTCGGAGGAGATCCGGAAGATCCTGAATGCTCTGCCTGGCGAGCAGTATCTGGGTTTGCTCGTCACAGCGATGAATCTTCTAGGCGCCTCCGCTGACTACGACAATGCGGTGACGGTGGATTTCTGATAGACGCCCTCCAAGAAAAAGGGGGGAGCGGCGCTCTATCGATGGTTAGGACGGCGGTGGACCTGCACATGAGGCCCACCGCCGTCATTTACAACCAGCCTGACCCTTTCGGGCATTGGACGGAGTTAGACTATAAGCTTGTGTTGGCCTATAAGACGGTTAAGGACGAGACGTGCCAAAAGTGCGGTAATCCTATCTGGTTGTGTCATTCGACGGATCCTGATATAGCATGGCGTGCGGAAGACAGAACGTGCTATGCTACTAAAGCAAGGATGATGCATGAGTGGACCAGCACACACCGCGCCACCGACCCTCCTTCCTATGAGGAGAAGCAGAAATGGGGCAAGGACACTGTGATGACACCGTACATGCCAGACTATGCGGAGCGAGACCTGCCCACGAGGATGGACTACTACAACAGGAGTGAGTGATGCCTGATATCAAGCAGACTATCGAGTTCAACGTGCAGGGCACGTCTGAACTCCACGAGGCTGCAGAATCCATCAACACTATCGCACAAGCCCTCGACAACATCAAAGGCAAGGTCGTCGGCGCCGACATCGGCAAAGGCCTGGACGGCGCCGGGCGTGGCGGCAGGGAGGCCGGGGAAGGCTTTGACCGAGCCGGTAAAGCCGCGGAAGAGGCGAAGTCGCGCATCTCCAACATGCGCTATGCCCTCTACGACGTGGCTGCTGTTATGCAGAACATCTCGAAGACCGCGTTCGGCGCCTTCTCCACAGTCGTCAAAGAGTCGATGGAGTACGAGTCGGCTTTCGCACAGGTGAAGCGAACCAATGACATCGCAGGCAAGTCGGCGGATGAGCTGCGTGGCAAACTGGAGCAGATGGCCGCCTCGGTGACGACCACGAACTTCAAGGACCTGTCGAACATCGCAGCACTCGGCGGCCAGTTAGGCGTCGCCAAAGAGTCCATCACAGACTTCACCGAGACAGTCGCGAAGCTCTCGGCGACAACCGACCTTTCGCTCGATAAGTCGGGTGAAACGATCGCGCGTTTCCAGACGATCATGGGCACGACCGGCCAGAACTTCGACAACATCGCCTCCTCGATCCTGAAGGTCGGCGTCAACTCTGCTGCCACCGAGTCGCAGATAGCCAACACGTCGACGCAGATCTCCGCTATGGGCAAGTTCGCAGGCCTCACCGAGTACCAGGTGGTCGGCCTGTCTGGTGCGTTGGCATCGATCGGCGTGGCACCCGAGCTTTCGCGTGGTGTCGTCACGCGCATGTTCACCCAGATGCAGAAAGCCATCAGGGGTGGCGGTGACGAACTCAACTTGTTCGCGAAGGTGGCCGGGGTTTCCGCACAGGAAGTCCAGTCCGCGTGGGGCACGTCGAAGTTCTCCGACATCTTCGTCAAGTTCATCGCCGGGCTGAAGAACCAGGGGCAGGGCGCTATCGGTGTGCTCAAAGATCTGGGCATCAAAGCGTCCCGCGACGTCCCGACGATCCTCCGTCTGGCCGAGGCGCACAAGACACTTGAACAGACGATGCGCGACGCCGAATCGGGGTACAACGACTCAAAGACGCTCAACGACCAGTACAACCAGATAGCTTCCACCACGGCCGGCAAACTGGAGATGCTGAAGAACGCCTGGTCGAACCTGAAGGCAGAGATCGGCCGGTCGACGAACTCGGGTATCGGCGACATGCTCGGCTCCCTCACGGGTATCGTCCAGGTCCTCGCTAACCTCGTGCAGAACCCTGCTGCACAGTGGATCGCCAAATTGGCCGGCGCTTTCCTGACGGCCGGTGGCATTCTGGCCGGCTACTATGCGAAGCAGGCCCTTGTGCTCGGTGGTGCCTATGCGTTGACGACCGCTCAGCGGTCGATGGGCATCGCGATGCAGCACCCGATCACCTCGATCCGCTCTCTCCTGTCCGCCCTGGCGGAGACGGTCAAGCTCTACAAGCTGTCTACGGTCTCCGTCAACGAGCAGACGGGCGCCCTCTACAAGAATGCGGGGGCTGCACGGTCCGCTGCGGCTTCGCAGAGAGCGGCTGGCCAGGCGGCTGCCTCCCAGTCCGCTGCAGGTGCCGCTTCGGGCGGCGCAAGCCAAGCGGCCGGATCGATAGGGAATGCGGCCAAGGCCACATCGGGCCTCATGAGCGCCTTCAAGGGGCTCGCCGCCGGGGCTGGTATCTCCCTGTTCTTCACGGGCTTGTCTAAACTTACGGAGAATTGGACCCGCCGCTCCGAGCAGGCCCGGGCCGAGGCGAAGGCTCTAGAACAGGCCCAAGCCGACCTCGCGCAGTCCGTGATGCAGGACACGAAGGCTTTCCAGGAGGGCGGCAGCGCCGCCTACGTGTTCGCGAAGGCCACCAACAAGGCCGGCGAGTCGGTTTCCTCCCAGTTGTTCTCCACTTCCGATGCGAACGCGCAGACGAAAGCCATGGCGCAGGCCCAGGAGCTTCTCGCACAGAAGACCGGGCAGTCCACTGAGGAGATAGACAAGCAGACGTATGCGATCGGCGAGAACTCGCTGAAGAAGATGGCGGAGCAGATCGCCGGCAACACAGGCTTCAAGCAGTTCGCCGACGACCAGCTGGGCACGCTCCGACAGCTGGGTTTCTCTGTGCAAGAGTATTCGAAGCTCGTCACGCAGGGCAACTCGGAGATGACCGACTCGCAGAAGAAAATGGCGGAGGAGTTCAGGAACCGCGGGTTCGGGTTCCTGGCCGACGACATCGAGCGCAGCACCCAGAAGTCGAGCCAGTACATCGACTCCTTCAAAGCCAAGATTCAGGAGATGATAGCGTCTGGAAAGATCAATTTCATCGACGGCAAGGCCATCATCGAGACGCTGCAGAAGATCGACGACAACGCACACAAAGCCTTTGATGGTGTGCGCAACGAGTCCGACCTGGCATCGCAAACCCTGAAGGGCCTGAAAGGCGACGCGGCAGACGCCGGAGACGAGATGGATGAGATGGGCGAGAAGGCCGATAAGGCGGCCAAGGAGCTCAAGAAGGTTGTCGACTCTGCTCTGTCCGGCGATGAGGCGTTCGTCAACCTGGAGGATGCCGTCGCCAACCTGGGCGAAAGCCTGTACAAGAATGGCATGAACTTCGACGAGTTCTCGGAGGCGGGTAGGGCCAACCTGAAGGCCCTCTATGCTGTCGTGCGACAAGCGGCTGAGGCATCCGGCGGCGACGCCGGTGTGATGAACGCATATATCCAGCAGATCATGCAACTGCTGCGAAGCCACGGCGTCGGCTCCGTGCAGGTCCTTGAGCGGGTGGAGCAGAGGCTTCATGCGGTGGCCAATAAAGCCACCCAGTCGGCTAACCAGATAACGAAGGCTGCTGCGCTCGCACAGAAGGCGGGCCAGGCAATCGGCCTGATCGCCGCGAGTATCGCCACCGGAAAGGACTTCTCGAAAGAGGCGTCTGCGTCGCTTCAGGGCCTCGGCAAATCGTCTACGGCTGCACTGCCGTCGATCAAGGACCTCGGGAAGGCACTCGACCAGGGGTTCGCGAGGGGCGCCAGGAACGCTGCGAAGCACGCGAAGAAGGCCCGACACAGGACAAGGAAGCTCGGGGACCGTGCGAAGAAGGCTGGCAAGAAGATCAAAGAGGCGGCGAAGGAGATCAAGACCTTCACCGACTACATCAGCGAGCTGTCGTCTGTGGCGAATGCCGCTTTCCACTTCCGCTGGGAGTTCCCCAAGTCCCTAGACGAGACGGCAAAATCGTTCAAGACGATTAAATCCTATTTCGAGTCTGCAGCTAAGGATGCGCAGTCGGCGAACAAGGAGATCGGCGACGCTAACAAGTCGATCGAGGACACCCGGAATAAGATCGCCGAGCTGGATGCCGAACTGTCGAAACTCCAGTCGGATCGTAACAAACTGACCTTCCAGTTGAAAGTAGCCGTTGACTACGGCGACACGCTGCGAGCCGACGACATTCGTGCCGAGCTGCAGAAGAACGCTGCAGCCCAGCAGAAAAACCGCACCGACCGTAAGAACGCCGAGGGCGACCAGGCCGGCAACTACCAGAAGTTGTACGAGGCGATGCAGAAGCTCTCCGACGCACAGGCGAAAGCCCGGCGCGACCTGACGGGCTTCTCGGACGCCGCCAGGGAGCAGCGCGGCAATGTGCTGTCCCTCGTCGAGGCATATCAGAAACAGGTACTCGCATATGCCAACACTGGCGCCAGCCAACAGCAAGTGTTGGCATATGCATCGGCTTTGCGTGCGGAGTTCATCAACAACATGACCTCGATGGGTTACTCCCGTGCGGAGACCGAGCGCTATGCGGCTACGTTCACCGACCTCTCGAAGGTGATCAACGGCGTCCCGAGGAACTTCACAGTGGGCGTGAACGCAGACCCTGCGCTGCGGGCCCTCTCCGACCTGGAGGCGAAGAACCGCAAGTCGCAGCACTCGATGGACGACAACCGCGACGCGGCTGATAAGCTCGGAAAATCGCTTAACAACACGGGCGGGGATGCGGCTGGCCTCGGAGGGGCCCTCGGCGGTGGAGGCGTCGGCGGGGCTGCCGAACAGGCAGCCGTAACGTTCCAGCAGCTCGGGCAGATCACGGGTAACATCGGCGCGGAGATGTGGAAGGCCGCAGGCTCGGCCAACACAGCCGCACACGGGCTGGGCAACATGGGCAACCAGGCCCACGGCTCTGCCTACTCGATGGACGTAGCAGGCAACAAGGCCGATTGGATGTCCTATTCGATCAACGGCATCCGGGAGGCCGGGTACGGCGCTTTCAGCAATATCATCAGCAGCGCACAGCAGGCGGGGTTCTCGTTCAACCAGGCGGCAACGGACGCCGCTAATTTGCGTAACCGCCTTTGGGAGCTTCAGGGGATATCCTTCGGTGGTTTCGCGGCGGGTCTTCGGTCTGTTTGGGGTTTCTCAACCGGTGGCCTGGTTGGAAGCACCGCCTATAACAGTAGTAAGCAGTCTACTGATACGGTGCCGGCCATGTTGACGCCCGGTGAGTTCGTCATCAACCGTCAAGCCGCACAGACCGTAGGGTACGGCTTCCTGGAGGCCGTCAACTCCGGTAGGGCCGCTGCATCAGGGGCTTCGGCTGCGTCGTCCGGCGCTGGGGGCGGTGGGTTCGGCGGTGGCCCGATCCTGGTCGAGCTGTCCGGCACGGACAGGCATATCCTGGTGAGCGCCGTTAACAAGCCGACGGTGATAGACGGCAATGCTATAGTGGGGATGGTCAACGGCTCTAACGCCATGGCATCGAGGAGAGGAGCATAGGAATGCCTAAACGACCCAAAGTGTGGTTCGGCACGTTGAACGACATGCGCTGGATCGACGCACCCGTGGCGAACTTCCAGAGCAATAGTACAGGTTTCAACTATAGCGCTACGACGCTGCGAGGAGACGGCTTCGCCAAGAGGTCTGCGTTGACGCACAGGGAGTTCACGCTCACATGGGCAGCCAACACGGTGGCGGAGCACGCTGCCCTGCTGTATCTTCTGTCTACGAACGAGCTGCTTTACTATGTGGATCCGTTGGCGATGAAGACGAACCTTCTACCGCTATTCATGTCTCACTACATGCCTAACGCCACTGTTTTCGCGGACGATATCCCCCATGTGGCGACGCCCGGAACCTACAACGGGGCTCCGGCGATGTCGTGGAACCCAGCGTGGATATGGCAGATCGGGCAGAAGATACATTGGCCGGAGGGCTATAACCTGTGGGCTGGATGCCGTGGGGACGGGACGGTGCAGATCAACGAGACGGCTGTCACGGCAGTCAGCGAATTCGACGGCCGTTATGTGACGACGATGATTCCAGCGAACAACATCAACAACCCGTGGGGCGAGCTTCAAATGTGGGCGAGCTCTCGGATATCCAGCATCTGCTTGAGGGCCTACCCCGCGGATCGGGTGAAGACGATAAACGACGTGCCGGATAACCACGGACCGTTCCTACCTGGTATGGGTTATGGTGCGTTGCAACAGAAGGAGCCGTATTCGATACAGGAGTACAGTGCGGCTATCGACGGTTATGAGGTGGCTGTGACGGCTTCGTTCACTGAGAAGGTGCTGCTGTGAGTATCGCACCCGAGCCATTCGAATATAGAACGGACCGCTCGCTGGAATCATTCTCCGCGCAGTGGGACCGCATGTCGTACAGCGTACCGGGCGGCACCAAAGGCTACCCCGTCATGACGCTGACGGACCGCTTCTTCAAGACGGCGGACGTGTCGACGACGTGGACCAACAAGTACCCCGTGTCGAGCGTGTACGAGTTCCGCGGGGATGTGCGAACGTTCACGTCCAACTATTCGACGAACACCGTGACCGTCGACGACTTGTGCTATAAGCTCAAGCAGGTGAAAGTCGTCCCCACCCAGTACAACAACTTCCGAAACGTGGTCGTCAATCTGTTCAAGCTGTGTGACTACGACAAGATCTATGTGGACGGGTTCATTAAGTCCGACCAGTACAACCCGATCATCATGGCCCCCGGCGGGCAATTCAACGTATGGGATTACCTGAACACCCTGTGCGCAGTGCACAACGTGTATATGCTCCGTCAAAACTCCAACCTGCTGTTCCTTCGCGATAACAACTTCCTGAAGGAACGCATGAACAACGTGACGGGCATGAGCTACAGCGTGGATCTCGCACAGTCCACTAAGACTGTGAAGACAACGTATAGACCCATGCGTTACGCCTACAACGAGTACTTGCCGTTGAGCAAGGAGTCTAAAGACACGATCATCCAAGTGGATGCCCGGAAGACCGTGGAGCAGACGATCACGCTCGACGCCTACGTGATCGAAGCCATGACGCCGTGGGTGACCCAGTGCAAAGACTACATTCCGGCGAAGGACACGTCGGGGCTGGAGTACACAGCCTACTGCGTCGCCGGAAACGACGGGTTGCCTATCACAGCATCCCAGTGGCTAGGGCAGGGCGGGAGCCTGTCTGTGCGCCTCGACCCGAAGAACCACAACCAGATCATAGTGACTGTGCGCGGCATGGTAACGTCCGACTACTCGCCGTTCCGCATCGCCGCATCCTCGGGACCGTCCAACTACTACAACTCGTTGCGTTTCCGCGGTACCGGACTGGTCATGGGTCCAGAGGACACGTATACGACGCACACGGGGTCGTCGACACTGGGGAGCGACGAGGAGCAGATCAACAACCCGTTGATCAACACTCCGTCTCTGGCAATAGACAACAGCCTCAGAGCGGTGTGGGAGAAATCGGGGTCGATCCCGACGATAACCATCACGTCGCCTAACCTTGAGAGCCGCACGCCTTCAATAACAGGCAATGACTTGTTCCTCACGTCCGGGTCGGCCTTCGACTACGGCGGAGACCGGTTCATGACGACGCACGTCGATATGAACAACCAGGAGATCACGGTGACGGCCACGTCTCGGACCACATGCGACGAGTTCTCCAATATGATCGACACCGGTGTTTCGTTGGCTGATTACGAGGCGAAGATCCCGAAGACTATCTACAACGTGTTCCAGTTCAACCAACCGCACAAGGAGTACAAGCCGGAATGATACCAAACAAGAACCTCGGCGCCGGCGACACGTGGGGCACGTGGGTGCAGGACGAGATCTCTTCTATCAACACAGGCCTCAACAACCTGGGGATAGGAGGTGTGCGCAACTCTCTGAACGGTTTGATGAACAACATCGACAACACTAACAACAAGCTGTCGTTCCGGTCCCTCACAGGGGACTTGCGTCAGCTCGGGCCCAATTCTAGCGAGGTTCTGCTTTCAGAGAGCGTACTCAACTACCCCGAGAGCGGAAAGGGTTATCTGAATTTCTTCTTCTTCGGGAATGGGCGTTACGTGAACACGGATGCATCCGACGCTTTCCGTTCGAAAATGCAACTTATTGTCCGGACTGCTTGGACACCCGTAGGAGGGACGCAGACGAAGTTCGAAGAAAACTACGTCTCGCAGCTGCCGGGTATGTTCAACGGCGAGATAAACCCGGGATTCTATGACCTTTACTCGTTCTTCAACATGACGGTGCCCCGTGTTACACAAGTGGTCTTCCGTCTTATCGGGGAAAACCGGTTGACGAGCAACCCGCATAAAGAACTCTACAATTATTTCTACGGCACTATACTGGTGATGGAGTCTAATCAGCCTAACGCGTAAGGAGAGGAAACATGGCTACAACGGACAGCAATGGGATCGCGCATATCGAGGGGACGGACCCGGTCAAACCCTTACAGGGTTTGTTCAACACGATATCGGCTTCTGTGTCCAACGTCGTCGGCAAGCTGCGCAAGCAGGTCATCTACCCGGTGAAAACGCGGTGGGACGCACAGAACAAGGTGGACGAGCTGAAGCGTCAGGGCGTGGAGGGCACGGCCGACGAGCCCATCGTCTTCAATATCCTGAACGACCGTATCCAGCTTCAGCACGACGGATCGGGGTTCACCTACTTCAATGCGCAGATGGCGGTGCTCGCCGCCGGTGTGTTCGAGACCGGCTATCAGAGGTGGGAGCAGCATAAGATCAAGTCATTCACCGTACCCTTCCCCGAAGAACTCGACCGTGTCCCCCGTTCGCTTCTGTGCCAAGTCACAGACGCCATAACGCATAACATCATCGCTTTCACGGTGGATAAAAAGCAGTTTGGGGTATCGGCCGCCTGTAACTGGCCGTGGCCCGTTGATACGAATGTCCACGTCAGTTGGGTGGCGCTCGGCTGACAACGGCATAATCGCATAGAAGAATCCCCCGCGTTGTGCGGGGGATTCTTCCTACTCACCTGCCTTATAGCGTCTCCACCACCGGTGGATGTCTGTGTTCGGCGTGTACAGCCAGCTCGGTCCGATTATGTTGAACAGCACGTCGACGAACCTGTGCGATCCGTTCCCCTGGCCATTCCAAGGATGAGATGAGAACGGGTCATCTGCGTCCCACTCAAAGACGGGGCCGATGCCCGCTTTTCCGAGGCGCACAGCCAGCTCGAAGCAGTCTTCGACGTGCAGCGCCTCGTTGTCGTAGCAGTACTTCCTGATCCACCGTGCGGTGTTCCATTTCTTGATCACTTCCATCCTTTCTCATATGTGGGTTTGTGGTGTGCGCGCTCTACCAGGTAGGCTATGGCGTGCCGTGCGGCTTCCCTTCTGTCGTGGTGGTGGTCCTCGACCTTCTCGAACAGGAGGCCGAGCTTGCGGAGGTTTTCATCGCGGACAAACAGCCGCTGTTGTGGTGTGCGCCACACAATCTCTTTTCCGAGGAGCCGGCTGAAGACATGAACGGCGCCCTCGACGCGAACCGGGTTTATGTCGGCTCCGGGGACGTTGCGGTTGACGTACTTCTCGCACACCACAACGTCCGGCTGTACCATGCGGTCGAACATTCGCTTGTAGAACCAGTCATACGTCTCATCGGTGCCGGGGTTCCACGAGTTGAGGAGCCTGGCTGGCTTGTCCTCCCCGTAATCGAGGAGGACGATGCCGGTCGTACCCCCAACCCCGCAAGGGTCGATAGCCAACAGCGTAGTCATCGCTCGTCCTCAGAGCCCGTGGTACTGCTGTGCGTAACCCCAGTATCCGCCGTCGACGAATGACCGGGATGCCGGGTGGTAATAATAATGCGCCTCGCCCCCTGTATCGTGCGATTCAGTTTCTTCGCTGATTTGCGGAGCTGCCAATCCAGCAGTGCTATAGCCACAGCCCATGCCAGCAGCATAATAACGACCCAGATATTCATAGTATTTCCTTTCCTTCGCTTTGTTACCCCACAGGTAGTCGATCAGCAGACAGGCGAACACCCCGTAATGGAAGGGCCAGGCCCAGACGGTCCACATAAAGGGCCTGATGCGCGTGTCGTAGTTCTCAATCCCTCGGTCGCCTCTTGTCGCCCACACCTGGTAGGCGACGAGGTGTGCTATGGCGCCGATGAAGAGGACGAAGATAATGAGTTGCGTCTCGTTGAGTGTCGTTGTCTGTGTCATGGGGTCGGCTCCTTTCTTTCTCCATGTCTCCATGGTATCGAGAGGAGCCGACCCCGTCAAGTCGTCCAGCTGTGTCGTCCGTCACTTATGCAAGCCTGAGAATATAGCGGTCGAAGCCGGCGGACTGCACGCACTCGACGAGCTCGCGTCTGCGCTTCTTCCAGCGCTTCTGGTCCCACGAGGCGGCCATCAGCTGGAACGCCACCGGTGTGCCCTCCGTCCGGGCCTCCTGCAAGGCGAAGGTGCGCACACCGGCCAGCTTCAACTGAGAAACGAGGTCTTCGAAGTTGTAGTCGATGAGCGACTCTGGGCAGACGGTTGTGCGCACCTCGTAGTCGACTCCGGACTCCAGAACGAGGTCGAGTGTCTTCCAGACTTTGTCACCTCGCACACCGACGGCTTTCTTGTAGTCCTCGGGCCTGGCTTTCACGTCGAGCCCGACCCAGTCGACGACGTGCATCATTCGCTCCAGTTGGTCAGGGTACATCCCGGACGTGTGAACGCCTATCCCGAAACCGAGATCCGCTGCGGACTCGGCGGCTGGGATGACCGCCTCCTGGCGCAGTGCCTCTCCACCTGTGAAGACGACGCCGTCGAGCAGCCCCCTCCTTCTCCTGAGGAAGCCCTCGACTTCACTCCACGCAATGACTCCCGGTGTGCGATTGTCGAGGATGGCGGAGTTCTGGCAGTAGGGGCACCGAAGCGGACAGCCCTGGCAGAACACGGTGGCTACGAGCCGGCCGGGCCAGTCCACCGACGACAACGGTACCAGCCCGGCCACTTGAAGGTCGTTGCTTTCGCTCACGCCTTCACGCTCTCCTTCTCCGTGAAACACGTCCTCTCGGCGTACTCGCCCTTCTTCCCAATATTGAAGGACTGCACGGGCCTGAAGTACCCCATGACCCTCGTCCACACCTCGCATGCCTCTCCGCACTTCTCGCACACGAAATGCTCCCCGGCGAGATAGCCGTGGTTAGGGCAAATCGAGAACGTGGGGGTGATGGTGATGTAGGGAAGGTGGAAGTTGGTGAGCGCCCTCTTAACAAGCTTGGCGCACACAGCACCGGACGAGATCTTCTCATTCATGTACAGGTGTAGGACAGTTCCTCCTGTGTACATGGATTGAAGATCGGCCTGCTCTTCCAATGCCTGGAAAGCGTCCTGCGTATGCGAAACAGGAAGCTGCGAAGAGTTCGTGTAGTAGGGGTTCTTGTCCGTACCGGCTTGGATGATGTTGGAGAACCTCTTCCTGTCTTCTTTGGCGAACCTGTACGTCGTTCCTTCCGCAGGAGTTGCCTCCAGGTTGTAGAGGTTTCCCGTCTTCTCCTGGTATTGGACGAGGCGCTCCCTCATGTGTGCGAGGAGCCTCTTCGCGAACGCGTGACCCCACTCGGTGGTGATGTCTTCCTTGTCGTGGGTGAAGTTGCGGATGGCCTCGTTGACGCCGTTGACGCCGATTGTCGAGAAGTGATTGCCGAGACCGCCCAGGTAGCGCTTGCTGTACGGGAAGAGACCGCGCTCCATTAGCTCGGCGATCTTGATCCTCTTCTTCTCAAGCGTGGACGAAGCGAGGTCCATAAGATGGTCGAGCCTCTCATAGAGCGCGTCTTCGTCCCCTGCCCACATGTACCCGAGTCTTGCGGCGTTCACGGTGACGACGCCTATGGAGCCCGTGAGCTCGGCCGAGCCGAACAAACCGTTGCCCCGCTTCAGGAGCTCGCGCAGGTCGAGCTGGAGGCGGCAGCACATCGAGCGGATCATGCCCGGGTCGAGCTCGGAGTTGATGAAGTTCTGGAAGTAGGGCAGGCCGTACTTCGCGGTCATATCGAACAGGGCGCGGGCGTTGTCCGACTCCCAGTCGAAGTCCTTCGTCATGTTGTAGGTCGGGATAGGGAAGGTGAAGACGCGGCCGTCGGCGTCGCCTTCCATCATGACCTCGATGTAGGCGCGGTTGATCATGTCCATCTCGGCCTGGAGGTCCCCGTACGTGAAGTCGCACAGTTCACCGCCTATAAGCGGATGGTTGTCCTTGATATCCTCAGGGCACGTCCAGTCGAACGTCAGGTTAGTGAAGGGGCACTGGCTGCCCCATCGGCTCGGAACGTTGAGGTTAAAAATGAGCTCCTGCATCGACTGCTTAACTTCCGCATAGTCAAACTTGTCGAGCCGGATGAACGGCGCCATGTACGTGTCGAAGGACGAGAAGGCCTGGGCCCCCGCCCACTCGTTCTGCAGCGTGCCGAGGAAGTTGACGATCTGGCCGCAGGCCGACCTGAAGTGGCGAGGCGGGTCGGAGGCGATGGCCCCGGCGACGCCGTTGAAGCCTTCCTCGATGAGCCTCCTCAAGGACCAGCCCGCACAATAGCCCGCGAGCATGTCGAGGTCGTGGATATGGTAGTCGCCGTTTCTGTGTGCGGCTCCTTCTTCTTCGCTGTACACCTTCGACAGCCAATAGTTCGCGATCGTCTTGCCGGCGGCGTTGAGAATGAGGCCGCCGACGGAGTAGCCCTGGTTCGCGTTCGCGTTGACGCGCCAATCCGCCTGCTCCACGTATTCTTCCACTGTGGAGATCGGGTCAATGTTAACAGTCAAAATCTCGTCCTTTCTACGATGGGTCTTCGATTATACAGCCACCGGGGCCTTGATGGCCGGATGGTGTTTGTATCCTGCCGATGCATAAATGTCGCTCATTTGATAATCGAATATGGATGGCGCCTTCTTGAGGCTGAGTTCGGGAAATGGGTAGGGTTCGCGCCTGAGTTGTTCTCGCACAGCCGCCACGTGGTTCTTGTATATGTGGCAGTCTCCACCCGTCCAAATGAACTCACCTACGTCGTAACCTGTTTGCTGTGCGATCATGTGCGTCAACAAGGAGTATGAAGCGATATTGAAAGGAACACCCAAGAACAAGTCCGCACTGCGTTGATACAGTTGGCATGATAGCCTGCCGCCTGCTACATAGAACTGAAATAGAACATGGCACGGTGCAAGAGCCATAGCATCCAAGTCGCCGACGTTCCATGCCGACACGATATGCCGGCGGGAGTCCGGATCGGCCTTCAAGCTCTCAACGACCTCGTAGATCTGGTCAATGCCCTTTCCGTCCGGTGCAGGCCAGGAGCGCCACTGGTGTCCGTACACGGGCCCGAGGTTTCCATCGGCATCGGCCCACTCGTCCCAGATGGAGACACCATGGTCCTTCAACCACTTAATATTCGTGTCGCCTGACAGGAACCACAGCAGTTCGCCCTTCACCGCTTTCATTGGCACGAACTTCGTCGTGATGCGCGGGAAGCCGTTACGCAGGTCATAGCGAATTTGCCGTCCGAAGACGGACAGCGTCCCCACCCCTGTGCGATCCTTCTTCTCCACTCCGTGCTTCAGAACGTCTGCGAGAAGAACCTCATACTGTCTGTCAACTGTGTTCATCATACGAACTTCTTCACCATGTCGGGGCGGAAGCCGCTCCAGTGGATTTCGCCGATCACGACGACCGGCGCCTGCTTGTAGCCTAGTCCGAGCACAAAGGACAGCGCGTCGTGGTCTTCGGTGATGTCAACCTCGTCGAACGGTATACCTTTCTTCGTCAAGTCTTTCTTCGTCATCTTGCATTGCACACATCCTGGTTTCGTATACAGCGTCGCTTTCGTCATACTTTCTCCTTTCATCAGTGGGAGGCATGCTCCCAGTCGTCTGCCGGCTGCCCGTGTGCGGCGGTGAACTCCACCCCGTTCCACGTCGTGGACATCAGCTCCGCGATTTTCGGCACCGCCCAGTATAGATCTTCTTCGGGGATGGAGAAAATCAGCTCGTCGTGGATTTGCGCGCGAAGCCAATGAATGAGACGAATGTCACATTTCAGCATCCTGATGAGCGCATCCGTCATGATCTCCCTCGTACCCGACTGCCCCATGAGCGCCGACGACTGGGTGTACGAACGCTCGATGTTGACGCTCATACGCCGACCCCACGCATTGTAAATCCAGCCGTTCTCCCCCTGATCCGCACAGTCCTGGCGCCACTCGACGACCCGCGGGTATGCCTTCGCCATTTGTTTGACGAAGTGTTCCGCTATGTCCAACGGTTGTCCAGAAGCCTTGGAGATCGTCTTAGCCCCGCCG